CTGCCGCGGCTTGTTCCCGGGTCCAGCGGAACTCAGTGCCATCAACCCATATGCGGTGCATGATGACGGCCAATCGGCGCGCCAGGGCCACGATCGCCTTTTTCATGCCGCGGCGCCTGGCGATCTGAATCGCCCAAGCGTGGAATGCGCAAGAACGATTCAAAATATTGTCTCCGCTGATTCGATAATTGCGCGCCGGCGGCATGCCGCGGCCTTTTTCAACAGCATCGGTCAAAAGCGGACATCCCGCGACGTCCGGAGCATGTCCGCTTTACCCCCCGATAACGGACATTCCGGAGCAAGTTGGCGCGGCCGCATTGGGCCAGAACCCGACAATCGACAGCTCAGTCGAAACTATCATTCGAGGGTCCAGCTTCCGCCGAAGCCCGGGGGTGCTGGTGCGGCCAGTCCGGGAATTGGGCCATTGCCAAAATCGCACTGATTAAGGCAGCAAGCAGGACAATTTTTTCCATAGCGCACATCCACGCGTCACTTCTGCCGGAAAGAACAATCGGCTCGGTTTGGCTAGCGCAAAACGTCAAGCGCGGTTGCCGCCAAAACAATCGATCCCATGCTTGCGAGCATGATAATCGCTGAAGCCCGGCCGACGACTTCGCAGCAGTGATTAAATCCTGATCTGAGCAGCATGAAACGACCCTAGGCCGCTCGAACGTGAGGCCAGTGTGACGCAGCTCACACAGGTGAAAAATTTAATAAGCGCCGGTCGCAGATCAGTTAGCCTTGCACGCCGCGCCTGTCGTTCCGTGGCCATGAATGGCCCGCGTCGGGCCGTGCCCTTGCCCCGCCAGCAAGTCGTGCTGACAAGAAGCGCACCATGTCTCAGAAAGGTTAAACGACAGGTGAGGGGACCGGCTGACGCGGGCATCCGCACCTGGCTCGCCGAGGATGCGGCGTTCAGCATCGATGGAGGTTAGGGCATGACCTCATAAAACATGCCGTCGGCACGTCCGCTCAATGTCCGCAATGACCACAAAAGCGGACATTCATTTGCGCGGCCCGCATGTCCGCTTTGTGCCAACAACAGACTCGTGCGGGCCGGATACAATTACGTTGAGACTAGCTACCTTGATATGCAATAAGGCTGCTCGGCATCCGGATGGCAAAGTCCAGGCTGGCAGGCATCAGCGCACTCCGCTGTGTTGTGCCCCCGCTTTGTGCACTCATTCAGGCAAGTCGCTTGATCGGTCGTCATTGTCAATGCAGCCGCAGCTTGGGCATCGCCGCTTCCGACGGCAGCCTGAGCTTCGGACCGGGTCAAGGTTCGCTGGGCGGCAAAAGTGGAACTAGTGAGCAGCATGGTGAGCAGGACACAAAGCACAAGGCGCATGACGTCACTCCTTCGTGGCTATCCGGTCTACCCCACAAGGCCGCGCACAGAACAGACCAATTGCTGTTACGATCGTTTCGGCTAGGGTCCCCAAGCTAAGGAGACACCATTGTATCGGATCAAACGCGCACTTTGATAGGTGCTGAAACCGACATCGAAAACATTGCCGCAGTGCACAGCCAATGTCGCTTATGGGTCAATCGCGACCGAGCCATCCCGCGCCAGTGCTGAACAATGTCCGCTATGGTCCAGTTGATGCGGCGGCGGCGTCCCTCCGGCTCCAGCCAGACTTATCATGGCGCCGCGCGGCGGCCTCCGTCGCACAGAGGCAAATCGTCGGGATGGTGAATGTTTCCGGTAGAAAAGTGACGCTCGTCGAGGCGCTCGCCGCCTGGATGAATTGGCCCTCCGTGTACCCCCACTGTACCCCCGGCGTCGATTTGACAGGGAGCGCAAAATCGCCTAAAAATTCCTTCTAAGTCATTGATATTAAAGGGCTGGTAGCGGGAGCCCGCTACGGACGTTGTCAACGCCAGGAAACCGGGCTTTTCAGCTTCGCGGCCTAGCCTATACCGGGATCCCGGGCAAAAAACACCCCACCAGGTGGTCAGCGCTGTGCCACAAACGAAAAAACCCGCTCGCCCTGGGCATCCAGGCGGCGGGCTCGTTTGGAGATTGAGGCGACGCAACAAAATGAAGTGGGGACTTCTGTTCCCAAGCGTCCCCTGACTCGGATCAGCACTTACGCCGCGAGGCGCAGTTCCTGACCGACCAACTGATTGTCGTTGGCAGGTGTTTTGACCGATCACGGCAGGTCACGCCGAGTACAGCTTCGATCATCCGAGCGCCGTCGATCCTATGTCGCCCCCGTTGGTGGAGGCGCCGGGTACTGCCCCCGGGTCCGACGATCTTCACTTCGAAGGTTCAGCACCATCTTTCGTTGCAAACGACGAAACGAAACTGAATTATGGGCCGCGAAGCTCCCGTTCACGTCTACGACATGGTCGGCTCCTTTTATAGTTTCCACGCCTTGCGAACTTCATTCCAAGAGGGACAATCTCGGTTGACGCAGACATATCCGAAAAGGCTCATTGACCACTCACCACAGTCGGGGCATTTAAAAGTTAGAAACCGCTTCAACCATTTTGGCATTTGCCGAGGCTCCGTTCTTGGACGTTGCTTTAACGATAACGACAGCGGGTGAATGCTGCGGCGGCCGACCGGAGACACTCTCTGACTTTGCAACGTAGCCACCATCCCGATTTTCGCCTCGCAGGCCGGAGCCGTGCTGTGCCTATCGTGGTGGGCGTAGCCAGCCCTTACTGAAAGCGCGAGGCGTGGGGGCGCGGCCTATCTACTACCCGCCTTCCCACCATCGCTATCGTTAAAGCAATCCTCCTATTTTGTTTGCTCCAACCGGCTAGGGGTTATGACACGACAACCCTAACACCTGCCACGCGGCCCCTGTCCGGCTCAGGTCAATTGGAGTTCGTACCGAAACTCTCCTCTAGTGTTTTGACATCATTGAGAATACGAAACAGAATGCTATTCCAGCTAATATCGTTACCCAGAATATTGCCGCCAGTTTCTCCGGTGAACTATGCTCTGCAAACATCGCCGCGCTCCTATTCTGCATCCCGGTCAACGATGAAAATACCCAAGCCGCGGGTGCGGCCTGGGTTTACGCAGGATGGATCTTACGCGGGACGGGTCAGGCCGCCGCGACGGCGGCAGTCGCTGCTGTTGCCGCAGCAGCTGGTGTAACCGGTGGCGAAGTCGGCACAGGCGTCGGAGTGTTGGCAATGACGGCCGCAGCAAGCACAGCGGTCTTCGCCGTGATATCGGAAGTAAGCGCCGCCAACTTGGTGGGGTCTGTTCCGGCAGCGGTGACAGCGGCAGTCAAACTCTTCAAAAGCGTGACGGCGCCGTCGATGACAGTATCTTCAGCCGCTACGGCAGCGGCAGTATCGTCTACAGCAGACATGATCTTCTCCTGGTTTGCGATGATGTGCGCCAGCATGTGGTACATTTCAACATCCAATGGGCTGGCACCGTCCAAAGGATTATCGCTGTGATGGGTGTCGAATCCGAATAACCGCATGGCGTCGCCCCTTATCTTAGTTTTGGTCTGGTGATGGTGTAAAAGAAACCGCCGGCCGCAAACAAAAACATCATGCCGGCCGCGATCCAACCGATCACATCGTTGCGCCCGGTTTCTACTCCTGTGACGTTGGTCCGCGCCAGACTGAGGCTCTTGACCTCTTTCAACAGGTCGAGAAATGCCGGATCGGAGATTGTCTGTTTGCCCTTACCCTCTGCACCGGCCTGCTCAAGTGCCGCTAGGCGGGTCGTGATCCCCTGAAACTGTTGTTGCTGATTTTGCAACGCGGTTGCGGCTGTGGTCGCGACGAGCGACCGTGTCTCTTCGGCTGCTTTCGTCACCCCATTCCGAAGCACCTCGGCACTTTGAGTAACTACGGTCGCCAGTGCGGTAGCCTGCTCTGTCGTTCGCTGGGCCAATGTGGCCGCAGCACCAACATCTACGAGACGAATAGCATCGATGCGCTTGGCCTCGGCTGCTCTGAGTTGATCCTCATACGAAGAACGCAACTTTGCTTCGTTGTCGATGCGCCGAAACTCAGCATCACGTTCCCTCGTAGAACCATCGATACTGAGTTGGGTAAGAGCAGCCAACCCAGCTATCTTGCTTTCAACCAGCCTTTCGTTTGCGATGCGAAGATCATCCTGCCGCTTGTTTGCGGCCTCACTGAGCGCCTTGACGTTCTCGGTTGGATCAATGGACTGAGAGATGTTCGTCGATGATGGCCTGGACGGAGACGGCGGAGAGCTTAACTCCTGCGCCAAAGCCAACGACGAACAGAGGCAGAGCGCAACGACTGCGCTGATTATTTTGTCTATCATCCCCTTGCTCCGAGTGCTTTGGATTATTGAAGAGCTACGCTACTTAATCTTCTTCAATCTTACGGCCGGCAGCTATCGACATGACCGCGGATCGCACGTTTTGTACCGCGTTGTTCATATTACGGGCGTGCTCGGCAACAATATTTTTAATATCCGCAACAATTTCTCGAAAACTTTCCTTTCGTACAAATTCATCACGCGCCCATTTTTCGACGTCGCTCATCCTTTCGGATAGTTGGTGGAGCTCGCCAATCGTCTCCTTTTCGTTTAGCCGCATTTGCTCGCGTAGGGCGGACGCCGTTTCGCCAAACATACTTGTGGCATTATCTTGACGGTCTTCAAGCTCCCGCGAAGCTTCGGCAATGGTTTGAGCTAAGCGGCTTTCCATGCTTCCAAGCTTGCGAGATAATCCCCAGCCGCCATTGAAGATCAGAATTGCGACGGATAATGCGAGCGTGGAGCCGGCAATTATGATCATGATGGTCGAATTATCCATCATGCCTTCGCCCCTTGTTTCGCCAGCTCCGCGACAACGCGCTCGCGACCAGAATTCAGCTTGTAGATACCGGCGACAAAATCTTCCACCGAGCCCGGTTGAAGATTTGCGGTCCACAAGATGAAACGCTCCGAGACCGCCCGGTCAAAGGCGGCCTCGACGGCTTCGATGGCGCGAGCCTGGAAAGTCATCATATCCCCGCGCAGCACGTTGGCTTAATCAGCTCAAACGCGAGCTCGCCGGTGACGGCGTAATTAAACGCGACCACGGCAAGCTCCACCAAGATGAAGGCAATCACGGCGCCGACCGCGGCGGCTTTTATGCAGCCGCGGAAGGTTGTTGCCCATGAGTCGTCGGAAGGCATCACTCTCTCAATATTTGAGCGTGAAGCCGACCATAGCGGCGTTGCCGAGTTTGACGGGCTGCGGTCCGACCGCCAGTCCGCTGCTCTGCATGACCCATTGCGCGGTCATGTCCGCGACAACCCCGTTGCTTAGCCGCGATTCAAGACCGATGCCGATGCCAGGCGAGATCAGCCAATCGTGGTTCTGGGCGGCACCAAAGGTGGCACTGACATCCTGTTCATGTAGCGACGCGAAGATGAACGGATAGGACGGGCCCTGGGTCACACCGGCCGGCAACGCCGGCAGCGACGGAACCGATAGTCCGCTGGTCAGGCTCGGGAACAGATTGAGCATGGACGACAACGGGCTGCCGACGCCGGCGCGCTGCTCGAAGTGGAGCGGGCCAGTCAGAGATAGTCCGTTCTGCGAGCCGTTGAGATTGGCCCAGTCGAAGTTGCCCTCGACAAACCAGAAGTTGCCGGCCGTGGTGCCAAACGGGCAGCCATAGCCAAGCGTCACACCGACGTCACCCTGGATGATCGAGGCGCCCGGAGGTCCGCCACTGATGGTGCCGGCGCCGCCGAGCGTATTGAGACCAAAATACGCGCCGCACTGGCCGGCGAGGTAGCCGGTGAATAGGCTCGGCTTGGCCTTTGTGATGTCGGCGGCGTGCGCGATCGAGGAAACCGCAAGCAGAGACGCGATAGCGAACGCAAGCGAGTATTTGCGCATAGATCACCTTTGATGTTGGAGGGAGATTGAATGCCGCGATACGCTCGCGACGAGCGTCGGTTTTATTTCGTCACAAGTTTTGGGCTGGGCACGGCAAACGCAACAGCAGCGGGCGCAGTGATCGTGCCGTTCACTACCAGATCATTGGCTTCGATAACGGCACTGGCGATTGCCACCTGTGCCGTTTTTGCCTGTTCGGGATTTGCCGGATTGTTCGCGGCAACAACCAGCGACGCAGCCTGATTTTGCGCGCTGGCATTGTTGGCGGCGCGCAACGCCGTATAGATCGGCGTCAGGACCGTAACGAGGCCGCCGACGCCGATAGCGATTTCCTTGACGCCGTCGAAGATCGAATTGAGATTTGTCGTGATGTCGCCGCCCTGTGACGGCGACAAAAAATGAAACGCCACAGCCACGGAAACGCCGCCCGCCGCGTAGCTCGCGACGTGCTTTCCGGCGGCCTTATATTGCCCCCAAGTCCAATTCATTGCGTGTTCTCCACCTTCTTGACCGGCGCGAACGGCACGATGCCGCCCCACCAAAAATGACAGCAAAGGAATCCGGCGAGAAAACCGGCGATGAATGGGATAGGCGGGAATGCCGCCGTTATCGTCCAGACGAAACGCGAGAGCGTCGTCGTGTTGTCGATCAGCGCGTATCCTTCAAGCGCCGAAAAGCTAACCGCTATCAGCAAGATCCAACTCGCCCAAATCCATTTCATTTTCATTCCGTTGATCCTTCCGCTTTGCCGAGTTGAGAATATTGTTTAGGCCACTACCGCAGCCGGCGCGGTATGCACCGCAGCCGGGATGACGATGTGATCTCCTGGATGCGACGCTTGCATGTAGGAGACGACGGCAGCGACGAGATCCGGCTTCACCACATGGATACCGGGGCAAGTCTTGTGGGTCGTCACTGGATCTTCTTTGTGGAAGTGCAACCCGCGCACGCCGAAGTGATAGTCCTCTGGAATGAGACCTATGCGCGCGTGCAAGATGCCCAGCACGGCGATCAGATTGTCGCGCACAGGACTGGCGAATGGCTCAGTCTCAAATTCCCCGACCGTCTCGATGCCCCAGGTGCGGGAATTCCACGCCGGCGAATGAGTTCCGTGTTGCGTGAAAGGCGTAAATAGCCCGACGCCGTCAGGCGTGACGAAGGCGTGTGGGCCGGCGAGCCACCCGAGCGATGTGTAATAGGCTTTGAGATTTTGCAGCCATTGCTCAGGCGTCCAGTTGCCGTGCTTTTCCGGGTGCGCGCGCCAATCGGCATAGTTCGCCAGCGTCGGTTCCGATGAGTTGTGAACGACAACGAAGCTCGGCCGCCAGCCGGTGAATTGCAGGCCGGCGACGTGCGCGGCAAAGCCGGGCAGGTCGACAAATTTGCCGACGATGATCATGGCAGACCTTTCGTGAGATGATTATTGAGAGAGCACCGGCGGGACGATGAGCGCCAAGGCGCGCGCGTTCGCCTTGTTGCAACGGTTCGTCCAGCCGTGGCCGTAGCCGGTCTTGGTGACCGGGCTCGGCACCCAATTCGGGCTTTCGTGTTTCTTGGAAATCCAGACCGCGCCGAGTGCCATCACCAGCGCTTTCGGATCAGCCTGTTTTGCGAGCTCAACCGTGGCGTCATCCATCGTGCCGGTGAGCGGCCACATGCCGAGCGCGAGCTGTAGGGCGATGATGCCGCCATGCAGACCGAGGTTCACCACGATATCGAGTAAGCGATAATCGGGTCCGCCGGGCAGCTCATCGAAGCGAAGCGGAACGGCGAACATATCGGTATAAGCCTGCGCCGCTGTTTCACTCGTAACAGCGGCCACATCATCAATCGTCGCGGGAGGCAGACCCTTTGTCTTGCGCCAGTCGCTCAGGAAGGTCAGCGATACGCCGTGCTTGCTTTCTCCACCTGGCTCGTTGGGACTGATGTTGACTTCAGGCCCTTCGTCCTCGTCGATGTAGGCGAGCGCAGTAGCACGATTGCCTATCACGACGGGATCAAGGTAGCGGTCAGAATCGGGCCGACATAGGTGCCGACGCTGACAATGACGAAACGGAACTGGTCTCCGAAGATGCCATCAACGGAGGTGCCTGCGGCTAACGCAAGGCTGCCTGGCGTCACGTCTGTGACGTGGACCGTGTCCTTGGACAAGCTTCTGTTCTTGATGGCATTGGCTGTCGTCCAGTGGAAGTTGGCCACGTCCTGCCATGTGGCAGCTGAGTCAAGCGACGTTTGAAGGTAGAGATCTATGGTTGTGCCGCCCGAGACATAACCCGTTAGCGACGCTTGGATGGTCAAATCAAGCACGCCATCGAAGCGCGTCATTGGGAGACCAATGATGGTGCCAGCGGTCGTGATAGGGACGGGGCCGTAAGTTCTGATTTGAGGCTGAAGCATTGCAGTTCCTTATTGCCATGTGCCAAATACGCTGACGAGAGGGGAAAGATGGCCGTTGGTAGTTTGATCTTCTACGGTCATGGTTGCGTTTATGGTTTGCGTGGAAACCATATCCCAAACTGCATAACGCTGGCCGGTGCCAGTAGTGATATCGACTCTCTTGTTCAATGTTGCCGAACCATTCCAAATTTCGTCAAAGTGATTGGACCCGTCAACATACCCTCCGTAGGCCGAGCAGATATACACTTGGCCAGGGGCCATCGACATATTACCGCCGCCAAAAGCATAATAGGAGCCGCTGTTGTTCCCGCCGCCTCCACAATATACGGGTACGTGCGAGGATGCGACTACCGCCCAAACACTGATAGATATATCGACCGGAGAGCCTGCTATGCTGGCAATGATGGTCGCCATTGTGCCGGTGGGATAAGGGCATTCAAATAATGCCGATCTCATCCCTGTTCCCCAGGTATCTCCAACAAATGCCACTCGATTAGCTGCCACGCCACCAATCGTCAATGTTGGCGTATTACCGCTATTGTAGTATCTAAGAGCAACCACCACCACGCGATTAGTATTGGCTGAGCCGATGGCGGTCGAAGTGAATGTCCCAGACCCAACCACCGATGTCTGATAGGAAACCGAAGGAGTAAGAGAAGTATTTGCAAAAATTGGGTTGGCTAGTTCATGGGTGTAAATCTCAGGCGTCTTGGCCGTGATGGTATTTGTACGGGTGGAGGTAATTTGCATCAAGACCGCGATGGTCGTAGATCCACCCGGTAAATTATTTACAACCGTACGCATGAGGTAGGGAGAAGGTATATTAGGGTCACTTGTGATGGGAGCATAGGGATAGGTCTTTACTACAGTACCGTTCACTAAAATTTTAACAAAGCCAGCGGATGTGTCGGGCCCGCCTGCGTCGATGTCGTTGTAAGACCACATCGTATTAAAATCGATGAATATGGTGCTCCCAACCACAACATTAATTGTCGTAGTAATTACGGTATTTCCCGCACCAGAATTATTCCATGAGACACTTGTTTTTGTAACATCACTGCTGGTGGCATGAGAGATCTTGCCAAGAGCGCCGTCGTCCAATGCACGACTACCAATTGCCCCATCCGGTATTGCATCCGGCCGCAGCGCAATCTGCGGTAAACCATTGACCTGCTCCACCAGGAATGGCGCGAAGAAATCTCCGCCCGTGATGCCGGGGATTCCAATCTCGGTGAGATCACCATAAAGACGCAAGCGGGAATATGGAACCCCATATATATCCGTGTACGCTGCTATCTGTATTCCAGCAGAAGCAAACGTAGCCCCAACTGAGGCATTCACCTGCATATCAATCAAGGCCAGTGCGCCGCCGCTGCCCGCACTCGCGATTACCTGGAATTGTGCGCCGGCATTAACAAGGGCGACCGCAGCGGAAACCGTACTGATCGAACTCGAAAGAGCTGTGTCCGCACTAGCACGCGTCCCTGCCTCACTTGAAACCGCCGCAGAGGCGGTCGACGCATTGGTGCCGACCGTAGAGGTTAGCGCGGTAACTGTCCCGGCAATGGTCGTGTCCGCGCCGGCGCGCGTCGTCGCCTCACTTGAAATCGCCGCTGTGTTGGTGCCGACCGCGGTGGTCAGCGCGGTAACTGTCCCGGCGATGGTCGTATCCGCGCTGGCGCGCGTCGATGCCTCGCTTGAAATCGCCGCTGTGTTGCCGGAAACCGTAGAGGTCAGCGAGGTAACTGTCCCGGCAATGGTCGTGTCCGCGCTGGCGCGCGTCGCGGCCTCACTTGAGATCGCTGCTGAATTGGCGGTGACGTTGGTGTTGGTCGAACTGAGATTTGTGGTGAGCGTTACCGTTGCGGCTAAGGCATTGGCCGCTGTCGTTCCTGTGATTGCTAAAGTGGCGTCTGAGCTGGCGAAGTGAGAGGTTGTATCGAATTGAAATCCAGAGAAGGCGTCAGTGATCGTCGCGAGAGCGACCAGATCAAGAATAATGTTAGCTTGTGACGCATCAGCCTCGGCTTTAGCAGAAGCGGCGGCGATCGAGGCAGTAGTGGCGTTAGCGTTGGCAGCCGCTGCATCAAATTCTGCAGTAGCTGCTGATGCTAATGCTGTAACTATATTGCCATTATTGGCGTTGACATTCGCAGCAACGGTTCCGATGTCAACGCCCGTGGCAAACAACTGGGCAGCCTGATCCTGCACTGACGCAATGGCATCGTTTAATTCTGTATTTAATGCATCGGTAAGGGCGCTTCGTCCCACGCTGCCAACAGGCGGGGTCGACCCGAGTGACCCAGCAACCACTTGATTTCCGACAGCTACGCCAGTGTTGACCCATGCAGTGTAAGTTGCCGCTCGAGACGGGATAGTTTCAATAGTGGCGCGGGCTTCATAGACTGCGGCCGATTGAATGCCTGAACTTATCAGCCCCAAACCAGTGGTAGGATCAGCAAATCTTTGTTCTAGAACATTGGTGTCGCTTTGGATGCGATACTGGACAATGACCGCCTTGATCGTGGCGTCGGTGATTGCCGTCCAATTGCAACTTAATGCGGGTGTTGTCACGCCACCTGAGGCATTGATCTGAGCGGCGACGATCGAGAAAGCATTAACCGTCGTGGCAAGACTATTGAACCCGGCAAGATTGGTCGGGGCCGTGCCGGACAGCTCATCGGTGTTGGCGGTCCAATCGAATGCGCTTGATGCGATCTCACGCAATGTCAAGGTGATGGTTTGATCAGGATTGAGCGTCGTAATACTGATCAGGAAAGTTTTAGTAAAACCGAATCGCGCCGAGGTCCAGGTCACCCAATCGCCCGGTTCCAGCACCGAGAACTTGAATGGTAGAACGATCGTCGCTGTTGCTTGTAAGCGCGCTAATTTACGGGTGATTTCCTCAACCCGCTGCGCTTGCGTTCCCGAATAGATCATCGGGAAATCGATGGAAGTCGCTAGTTCCTCGCCATCCTCCGTGGCGTCCGCCGATGAAACGCGCGGCGGCGATGAGATCGAGGCCCAGTTCTGCACTGGTTCTGAATAGGTGCCGAACACCGCATTGATCAGATCAGCCCTTGAGCGATGTGAAGAATATACTTGGGACTGCCCTGCAACCAGATCACTGTCGGTAAAACTCAATGCGACGGTTTGCGCTACACCGGCCAGAGGCGCAAATATCCCGGCATCTTCCAGAAGCGTCCCCGCCATTGAACTCAGGAACGCTGTGATGGCATCCCGGTGCTGCACATTTGAGGCAACCTGCATGCCGACGCGGTAGCGACTTTCGGTTGACGTCCAAGTCAGATTGAGCTTGGCATTAATGCCGAAGCCGCTAGTTGATCCTTCCGAGACAGGATTGCCGGCGGAAACAGTAAAGTGGCCTGATTGAATTATCGTCGCATGCGTAATGACACCACTCAAAATCGTATCTACACGCACCAAAATCGGCACCGTAAAGGTGCCACCGGCAAGCGTTATTACGTCGCCAACCGCGTGCCCTGTACCACCCGCGTTAATTGAACTTATCGATGCGCCACCGAGGACCAGTGTGATAGCGTCATCGCACGAATTCGCCGCTGCGACATAGGCATTCTGCACCATGTCATTGGTGCTAAGCCCCATGCCCAGCATGAGATTTCCGTTAACCCAGACTCCGCGCTGATAATTGTAGAGCCCGATCGCCGGGTTGGCTGTCCACTCATAAGTTGATTGCGTGCCCCAGCGATGCGATCCGGAACCGCCGACCGCGGAATCCTTTCTTACATCGTAGCAGCGCAGCCCTTTGACAACGAACAGGAACTGCGGAATGGAGCCGGAGGAATAGACATTGGTATCATACAACAACGTGATCGAGGCATAGCAGATTCCGGTCAGGGTATTGTTTGAACTCCACCGTCCGGCCGGATTGGCATGCGAGACAAGTTCTGAATCGGCCGCTTGACTGTCGCTGCCATTGAAAAATCGCACCAGCATGCGCGGCGTGCCGCCGATGACACCGCCCGTGCGATATTCGGTGACCGGATATCCCGACCCCCAACTTAAGGAGACCGGAGAGGATTCAACAGTGACCGGCAATCCGTTGATATACATGCCGGCGAGGCTGTCATGCAGACCATCTCCGATGGCATATACGAGCTGAAGGTTATCGTTATTTGCTCCGTCCGCGTTCCAGTAGAGTAAAGCACCCGCTGTTGCCTGCATTCCAAACAAGGCACTGCGCGGCAGATTGGCACCAAATTGCACCTGGGTTTGCACGCCGCCAAGCGAGGCCGGCGCGGATGGCGTCTTAGGCGCCAATGCTTTTGCGAGATAGCTAAGGCCAAATGATAAAGCAACGGTTACGGCGATTTCAATAACAGCAACGCCGACAACCCCAATCTCGGCGACGAGTGCAGCGCCTAGAATGAGAGGAACAATAAATGGCATTGCCTAGACCCGGAATGCCCTGATGGCGAATGAACGCGATGTGAAGGTCAACCCGGATGCCGCCTTGCCGAGAATCATTTGCCCGATACAAATTGCGGCGGCAATTTGCTCGCCCTGCTTGACCGCAACCAGATCGCCTCGGCTTGCAAAAGACGGGGCGATCTCATCGGGGAAATACTTCGCTAGAAAATCCCCTACGTCGCGAAGTTTTAATCTGGCAAGAATTCTCGCGATGTCCATTTCAGTACGATAGGAGCCGCAAAACTCAACGCATGGATTTTCTCCAGTTATTGCCTCGACCGCATCCATCGTCAGCTCAAAACAATCGGACACACCTAATTCGAACGGCAATGGGCGATGCCTTTCTATCGTTGCGGCGAGCCGCGTTTCCCAATCTGGTAGTCTCACTGCCTATCCACCGCGATGCAGGCCGCCATGACCGGTCGATCCTGCATTCTGGTTGATGCGACCCCAGAAAATATCCTGCACGCCAGCTACTGCCGCCAACATCAAGCCGCCATCCGTCGCATTGATCCATCGCTGATCAGCATCCGAGCGCGTGCGGTAACCGGTTTTAAGATGATCGCGCGCCTTCGATTCAAGATAGGCTTTGAGCACTGCGCCGCCGCCGATCTGATCCTCATGATCGATCTTGTCTATATATCCGGAATAGAATCGTTCGGCCGATAACAACGTGCGGCTATCAGGGTCATAATAAGCGCGTGATATTTTCACCGGGGCCTGGTGCCAGGTTTCGCTCTCAATCGTCGCAAGTATGTCAGGAGACAAATCGGAATTAGGTACCGAGGTCAGGGTGACAAGCAACGGCACGGATGAGAGATCAGATACTCCACCGATCTTTTGAATGTCGATCAGTGCGCCGGCGCCGTTATAATTGTTTCCGCTATAAATCAGAATGCCTTGACCGCTCCAGAACCGATAGGTGCCGGATGGAAACGTAAACTCCATCAGCGCGCGACTTACCGCGCGCCCTGTCGCAAGCATGGCGATGGTGGACGAGTCGAAGGATTTCATTCAGACCAGTTGCTGCACGGATTCAAACGTCACGGGTAGCGCCGTCGCTGCTTGTGCCTGGGCCGAGAATGTCCCCGGCTTTATAATCATGACGCAGGTTGGTGATACGAGCTGCACCCCGAGTGCCGTAGTTGCGGCCCCACTGCGGACGTTTGGTTCCACCGACACCGTCGCCGTTCCCGTACCGCTCGCCGTCACCGCCTCGAGGATCTGATGGAGCGAGCGCTGCCCCACCGTCATCGGGATCGAGATGTTATCGCCAACTGAGAATTGATAGTTGGCGGGCAATGCTGAGACGGAAATCGTCGAGACTGTGGTACTGACGACGGTTGCCGTTCCGTCAAACGATCCGCCGCCGTAGCGCGTGAGGTTTAGAACCGATGCCCCATAATAAAACGGATAGCGTTTCTCAGGATCGTAACCATAGAAGGCGTTGAAGACTCCCTTGAGGCTTCTTTCCCACGCTTGCCAGATCGCACGATCTTTGCCGTCGATCCCAAGAAGGACCGTCTGATATTTGCAGGTCCAGAATGCGTCAGCCAATTCCATTCCGGTGAATTGACCGCCATAGGTCGTATTGGCAACCTGCTGTCGCATCAGGTTGAAATCGCACGTTCCCCAAGCATCTAGGCCGGTCGGAAATGACCGAGGAAACGTGATTGTCATTTCGATGACCTGGAATTAGGCGTGCAGCCGTAGGCCGCGATTGGTGGCGTCAACGATCGAATTGACGGAGATATTAGGAACCTGTTTTAACGCCGCTGACACGCCGCGCGAAGCCGCAGCCTCCGCAATATCATTTACGGCTTTGTCGCCGTTGGCACCGGAGACATCGACGGAAACGGAAATTGCAATATTCGACGCGCCGCCGCCCGCGTTATATTTTGCCGTCTCGGCTGCGTTAAGTATGCGCTCATTGCGATGTGCGATGATCGGCACACCTCCGTCGGTTATCTGGCCACCACTAGCCATGTGGGGGGCATTATCGAAATAAGCCGGATGCACGTAAGTCGGCGTGCCGTTTATTCCGACCATGCCGCCGGCACTGAATGCAAATGCAAGATCTCCGGCGGGAGCGCCGGTTGCGGCCGCGTTCGATGCCGCAAGATTTGAGGATGCCCCACCCATCCCGAGCGCGCCAAGAATTCCACCTAAACCACTTGTACTCGCGCCGCCGAATGCCTTCGACCAAAGACTATCAATCGCCATCTGCATCAGCTTGTCGGAAATCTTGTTCAGCGCGTTCACAGCGGCCGTCTGGAAAGACTCCCACGCCGTCTTTCCTGATTGCAGCCCGACCCGCATATCGGTGGCCATTCCACCGAGCGCGCTTTGCGCCGTAGCGCTTAACTGTTTCATTCCATCGGCCAGCCGCATCGTTGCTGAAAGCCCATCATTCATGAAGGCTTGCCAATCGTTACCGTGAAGCTGGTGTTGCACGGCAGCAATCTGTGATTCCAATCCGGTCATCAGAGATGTCTGAAGACTGAAGTCTGCGGTCTGCTGTGCGGCTAGTTGGGCTTGCCCCTGTTTTGCAGCACCGGCAGCGTCGGCCAATTTCAGGAACGCCGGGTTGATCCCATCGAGTGCGGACTTACCCGCATTCAGATTTGCGTTTATTTTTGTTTGAACGATCGTGAATGTCTCGGCAGCACCAACCGACATTCCTATCGCACCAGCCTGAACTTTAATGGCGTCAATCTGCCCTTGTAGGGCAAACGTTCCATCAGCCTGCGCTTTAATGAGGCGTTGCGCATTGGCATATTCGGTGGCGGATAGACCGGCCCCCTTTTGTTGCTCTTGCTGCAGCGCTGCGGTTTTTTGAGTGACAATGTCCGTAACTGTCGCAGCTGCCCCAAGCGCGGAATTATGCAGGGAAAGGATCGCAATCGCTTCTTCCAAACCTGCGCTGCCGATAACCCGTTGAAATTCCGTCTCCGATAGGATGTTTTTACCACGCGCAATGGTGGCCTCGGCGATCTTGACATTATATTGATCTTGTGCGGTCGCAGCGCTGCCGAGCGCAGCAACGGTTGTTTTCAGCACATTGGCCTGTTGTTCTGGCGTAAGCCCTGTCTGCTGCGCGCCCGTGGCCGCAGGAAGATTGCCACCACTTTGAACAGGGATGACGGGGACCGCCGGTGGCTTAAAGTTTGCCGCCGAAACGCTACCTGCACCGATCATGCGCGCGAAGCCTGCAACAAAATCATTCCAGGCTTGCGAAGGACTGAAATCTCGCACTGCCGCAGTAATCGCTTCGAGATCCTCCCTCGTCTTGCGCCTGTCATCCGAAAACCCAAGATTAAACCCGATTGCACCAACGTTTGTTTTGATATGATCCCACGCAATTGAGTTTGCGTTGAGTTCCTTGGTCATCCGAGCAATCTCATCGGCCGAGATTTGCGGCGATGCAGGAAGGTTACCTACCGACCCGGCCGAGTTGATCGTACCCAGCAATGGCGCCACCTGGACCGCTCCGCGGCCACCCGCGGCCTGCAGAAGCGCATTGCCCTTCTCGCCGGCCTGCGCATAGGCAGCGGCAAGGATTACGAGCTGGTCTGCCTCACCCTGCGTTGTGAGCGTCTGCTGCGCGAGCGCCGGGTTGATCTGCCGGACCATGTCGTAATAGGGCCCCATAGCCGTGCGCGCGGTCGTCAGCTTGACGCTGAACTGATCGAGGAATTTTCCGACCGTGTCGGTCTGTATTCCGAACTTGCTGCCCTCTTCCTCAAGCTTCTGGATCTGATCCGTCGTTAATCCGGTGATAAGGGAAAAGGTCTGCAGTCCCTGGGCTTTTTGTGCGAGCTGAGTTGCGGCATCAGCCAACGCACTAAAACCCATTGTAACGATGCCGATGCCTGCCGCAGCCGCGAGCCCCCACGGGCCGAACGATGCGAGAAAGACACCGACGGGCCCGGCGCCGGCGGCCAGCGCCACTAACTGGGTCTGCACGCCATTGAGCGCCGCCATGAAAGGCGTGGCCGAGGCGGTTGCTTTGTCAAAGCGATCACGCGCAAGATCAATCAGCTGGTTAGCCCGATCTTGGCTGATCAGCCCTTCATTGAGACCTTTATTGATGATCCCGACGGATTGATTGTAGTTGACCTGCGAGCGGTACGTCGTATCGAGCGAACGCTGCTGACGATCAAGCGCACTTTGAACACTCAGCGTCGACTTCGACGTCGTATCCGAAGTAACGGTAACGCCGGCCATGGCATCGCCGAGCTTATTGACCGCCTCCGTCGCCTGATCGACGCCGTCGGTCGTGCCCTTGATCGTGATGGTACGGACGACGTCGTCGGTCATTTCGGCTGATTTTCCGGATTGAGATAGGCGCCGTCACAGGCGCGGATCAGGAACGCAAAAAGCTCGAACTCATCGATGTCGTTAATGCCGTAGCGATCGGCATAGGCATTGATCGATGACCATGGGATCGCACCCAAGCTCATTCCGACCGAGCGATCAGTCGAGAGCTCCGCGAAGGCGCGATAGACGAACTCGCATTCCTCGAGCAGCTCCGGCGCGATGGCGTCGTCGGGGATGGGTTGCCCCGCATCAGTTGCTGCCTGCGCCAGCCATTGCGCGCTATCGCCGTATTTAAGATCGAAGGCGACGCGCGCGGTTAGTTTTTTGCTTCGTCTTCCTTCTTGGCCGCGATGCCATCGCCGACCGTTGAGGCCGCCCAGAAGATCGCGTCGCGTACCCGGCGATGCGTCGGGTTGCTGATGATCTCCTTGGCCTGCGCCTTGGAGTAAGACACCGGATTTCCGGAGTCATCGTCGATGCCGCTCCAGTCGAGAAGGCTGTGTTCGAGCAGCAAGGTCGAGTTGATGCGGTCCATCTCGTCGCTATCGATCTGGCCGCCGACGCGCTTGTTGCGTGGCAGAGCTGCGATGAGCTTCGACTGTGCCCGGCGCCAGTCGGCATTGCCGAGGCCGCGAACTTTCACGCATAGATCCCCCATTTCAGGGATCGGCGAGTCGTATTTTTCTCCGATCCATTCGCCCTGCTCGACGCGGACCGGATCGACGCTGACATCGTTGAGCTTCATGAAGCACCCTTTTGCTGAGACAAGAAACGGGAAGGAAAGTCAATTTACGGAATCGCCGTTCTGCGGAGCAATGATCTCGACTTTTCCGGACTTTTTGAATGTCACGATGATCCCAGCCTCGCGGTCGATAACTATATTTCCGCTTTCATCAATCCGCTGACATTCGACGAGACCTCTTGCATCATCCGCCATGATGCAATGATCAACGCGGTGTCCGTCGAGCAGAATTAGCGGGCAAGTCAGGTAATGGATCGCCCAATAATCCACGCTGTTTCGGTCACCGCTCACACGCACGGGATTATCAGTTCGCGATCGGCAGATAGGGAAAGCGGCCGACCGAAACCGTGTAGCCCAACGTCGAATGCCGGAACGCCTGATAGGTGCCGCTGAAAAACCGGTCCTGGTCCTTGCCCGGAACTGGCGCCGATCCGGTGATCTTCAACGCCGGGATATCAAAGACATATCCCTCGCGATTAAGATCGGAGCGGTTGGTCTTGATCATGATCGAGGTCTGTGTATTCGCGATTGCAGCCGCCAGCAACGCGGTGTCGCCGAAATACGCATTGATCTTGCCCGAGAGCGAGAGAGATCCGTTGCGGATACCGACCGATCCGAGCGTCCCGATCGCCTTCTGACCGGCGAGATTGTTGGCGAGGTCGAAGCCAATCTCCTGGAAGAACGAAGGGCCTGCGACCGCAACACCGCCGACCATCATGCGCCCGACATTCGACGAAGTGTTGAGCACGCTAAAAGCGGGCGCCGCGATATCGGTCGCACCGCTTAAGCGGGTTATGAGCACCGATCCGGTTGTACCAATGAAGCTGAACGACCCGGCCAGAATAGAGGCCGCCTTGAAATCAAGCGACCATTTGTCGAGCTGCGAGCCCGGAAAATATTCGTAAGACGGAACGGTGATGTCCTGCTGCTGACGTTCCAGCGTGAACGAACGAACTGTTGTGCCGTTCGCTAGAAAGTCCCCGGTGAATATCTGAATGGTCTTGCCGGTGCCAGAATCCGTGGTCCAGCCAGCGGGAAGATTGTCAAGCGTGATTGCGTGCGCGGAGACTGCTATCGCGCGCGCCCATGAATTCAGCGCCGCGGTCGCAAACTGAAATCCTGTGGTATCGCCGCCGATCTTGAGCCATTCCCCTGCACCGATGCCGAGCGTGGTGAAATCCAGCACGGTCGATGCGAGGCCGGTCGCGGTCGCCGTGATATCGGCGGATGCGCCCTGGAAACCGCACTGCTGCAATTTTGCGCCGGCCTGTGGCGAGGCATCCACTGTGAAGGTTGCCGAACCGAATACTACGGTCGTCGCGCTTGAGCTAACAACCGGCGCCAGCAACCCGTTGTTGGCAGCGTTCGCAAACCCGCCGGTGTTGACCAACATCCCGGCCTTGAATGGTGTGCCGAGCGGCGTGACAACAGTTGCCGTCGTGGTAGAAAGTGCGGAAATTTCAACGCCGGCCGTCACCACGGCGATCAGCTGATTTAAGTTCCAGGTTGCCTGTAGGGACGCCTGGATCATGTCGTCGAAAGCCCGAAACGATGTTTCGATCGCCACCGCGCCGCCCGAATCCGCATCGATCAGGATGAGATCGGTCGTCTGCCGATCGGGACGGATTTCGGCGCTCACCACCGTCTTCGGCGTGAAGGCCGGAGTGTTCGATGTTACCCGCAGCGCGGTGAAAGGAGGATTCGCCGGCGTCACGCCAGGCGTGGACTCGGCGCAGTAGGCGAGCGTGGTGCGATTTGTTGAGCCCAAAGGAGCCTCCTGAAAGATCGACGCGCCTACTGATAGGCAGCGTGAAACCACGCGACGTATGCCGTCGCCTTGCTACGCATTCCGATTTACGGTGTTGAGATTTAGCTAACGCGCGTGATGTCGTACTTGTAGGTCACGACAAACGGCAGCAGATAGAACGCGCCGGCCTTGTTGCTCTTGTCGAAGGCCGCCGGCGCCGCGGCGAAGGTCATGATGCCGGCGAACTGAGCATCCCGGAACAGATTGCGGATCTCGTCGACCCATCCAAGTGCATCGCCAAAGCCGCTCAAGTTGAGAATGTGGATGACAAAGCGAAAGCCGCCCGATTCTCTGAACAGCCCCGGAAGCCCGACATTGATGCGGTCCTCGTTCGAGACCGGATATTCGACGGTGATGAACGTCTGCAGCGGCGAATTTGCGACCTCGTTTTCATCGACGAAGGGGCAGTTCAAAATATGAACCCAGGTCGCAAGGCGCGCCTCGACCGCGGTTTTGACGCTCAGGCTCGCCATGCTCGCTCACTTCACCTGCAGGATGATCGCCGGCTGGCGCAGATCGCGTGGTGCGTGCCGGCGCGCACGGAGTTCGGGGCCGGTTTCCTCGACGCCGGCAAGCGAGCGATAACCGAAACTGACGCTCACCGCACTCGCCGTAAATTTCTGCCGCGCTAGTGCAGCGATGACCTGGTAGACGCCGTCCGGCGTTTGCTTCGACCAGCCCTGCTCGATGCGGCGCGCATACGGAACGAGCGGAGCAAACACAACCTCCTGCACGCTTCCGGATATGCGACCGGAAACATCGATCTCGGATCCATCGACATAGACCCGGTGCGATCGCTGGTAGCGGCCCGTGCGCACCGGCGAATGCGTCACCAACTGCTGCTCAATCCAGCGTACGATCAGTGTGAGCACGTCGAAATCGAAGACGATGACGCCATCGGGACGAACGCTTTTGAGATCGTCGTTCTCGTTTCCGTCGACGAAGGTGGTGTGATCCGGCACGTCGCCCAGCACGCCTGCATCGGTCGCTTCTGCGGCATCAAGCTGATCCTGGGCGAAGGCCGCGATCGCAGCGCTCTGGCCGGCCGGCGATAGTTCCGGCGAAAGAGCGAGAATGATATCCCGGTCGATGAGATCGACTTTTGCCGTGATCATCAGGTCGCCCACATTTTCCAGACTAGGGCATTTTCTTCGTCGAGCATCGGCCGGTTCATGACCGTCGCCGTTATATTTCCGCTAGCCGCTGTAAATGCGAAGGTGCCGTCTTTCGCCGGCGCTGCGATTTCAGATCGCCTTACCTCGATCGTCATCTGGCCCGCGATAGGGTGCCCGTCGTCGGGACGTGAACCGATGTCCCGCAGATCGACTATGACGGTACATGGAATGCCAGCACCTCCGCCTGGCGGGGTGTAGGTCGCTTCGCGACCGAATTCCGCATAGGTGTCGTCTACTGCCAGCTGGGCGACGTCATCAGCTGAGGTCATTATCGCCTGCATTGTCCACTGGGATTCAGCCTTTGATCACCTGTCGGGATTGCAGGAAGTGGATTGTCTTATTGCCAGCGAAGGATATTCGCGCTTTCATAGTGGCTCATCCCAAGAAGGAGCCAGTAGCGTGAGCATCCAATCTATCGTCGGACGGTTTCTCGGAAACAGGACGAAAGCCAGAATCCGCACGGTTCAGGCGGCCATTTCTTTCGTTAAAACTGGAGGCATAATTGCCGATCGAACCTGCAATATTTGCGGCTATGCCGGGCCGTTTTATGCCTTTGGAGTTAACCTAAGACGCGACGCCGGTTGTCCGCAGTGCCATTCACTTGAACGTCACCGCCTCTTCGCCATTTGGTTAAAGGAACACCGTAGCGAGATCGAAGGTAAATCCATACTCCATTTCGCGCCGGAACAGTCGATTACCAAACTCGTCGCGCCGATGGCATCACGTTATGTCAGTGCCGACCTTTTCGATTCCCGTGCCAGCCGACGCATCGACATAGAGAACATCGGCATGAACGGCGAATTTGACGTGGTGATTGCTTCTCACGTCCTGGAGCACGTCAACGACGCCAAGGCCCTGAGGTCAATTCACGCGGCGCTAAAACAAAACGGTCTTTTGTTAGCCATGTTTCCTGTAACCGAAAACATGAAAACATTTGAGGACGATACAATCACAGAGATGAGTGACCGAGAACTTTGGTTCGGACAATACGATCACGTTCGCTGTTTTGGTAACGATTCCGACGACCGCATCAGAAGCGCAGGATTTAAATTGACACGATTCACCCCGGAAGAGCCGCTTATTTCTAGACACTCGCTCGTACGCGGGGAAACCTTATTTGTTTGCCGAAAAGCATAAGCCAATGGGTCGGCCATTAGAGTCCCGCCGCCGTCATGCCAGCCGCCGTCAACGTCCACCCGATCGCGTTCATTTCTAAAACGTCATGGGTAGAAAATGGCGCTACAACATAGAGCGACCCATAACCGTTGCAGGCGTCTACCGGATAGCTCCCACCCAACCAATCGCCTAAATCGCCAAATCCCGTGTCTCTGTTGTTCCACTCTCTTAGTAGGGTTGTTCCGCCGTCAAGAGAGAAAAAAGCGTTCGCCGCACCGCCATTGACGTAAGAAGTCAGCGCACGAGCCCCCGCGGCGGTGTACCTGAACAAGTCAGCCGGAGTATAATAGGTTGGCTGGCTATCAATCAACGATTGACGGCCCATGATCTCGGTCAGTTCGTGCTTTACGGTTCCCGGCATGTAGTAGCCACTTGCAGGTGCCACCCCCTCTGTAAAGCTTCCAAACATTGAACTTGGCCCAAAGCCACAGGTGCCGTCCACTGATCCCCCGGACGTAAACAATCCCAAAGCTTTTACATTGGCTTGTGTTGCATAAACAACGCCAGAAAGCGGAGAAGTTGACGGCAGCGTAGCGGAGCCTTGTGCTGATTGGGCCAGCAAAGCCGCTCTTGCACCGGAATAACCCGGCCCGCCAAAAATAGAATTGCTGGCTCCCGTACCACTCAAGCCGTTACCGCTGCCGTCCTCGCCATAGCCAACCGTGATAGCCAGCGTGACGGGGTTTGAGAACAACGTCTGCAACCATGCAGCGGCTGTAAGGACGCAATTTTTCCAGATGGTTGATGCACTGGCGAGTGCCGTTGCGTCAAATGTAATGTTTATTAGCAGGCCAGAGGACGCGGTCGAAGCGGTCGCCGTGCTCGACCAGCTACCATTTCCATATGCTCCGACACCGCGCACCTGCACATCGTAGGCCGTTGCTGTCGTGAGCCCAATTAATATGCCGCCATTTATGATCGTAGCCGGGGAGGACCACGACCCACTCGGGGATAATCTGTGCTGCTCCTGGTGGCTCGTTGCGCCGGAGGCCCCCGTAAAGGCCATAGTGAGCGAATTTACGCTCCCCGCCGACGAACTTAAACCAGAGACATTCCCTGGCAATGGCAGCGTAGTCCAGAAGCATGTGTACGTTGTCATGGCTCACGACCACGTACATGTCATCGGCCACTTCATATTTATCAGCGCATTATATTTGCGCTCAGAGAGCGGATTGCTCTCCGTCTGCCCGTATTGATACGTTTTTCCCCACCATGTGCCCGGCGTATCGAGCGAAGGGTCATTTCCTAGATTGCCGGCCTGCTTAGAATAATAGTACCATCCGTCCGAACCTAGAACGACCTTGATGACATTAACGGCCTGTGCAGCGTAAGTAGTTCCGGAAGCCCATTCAGAGCCAATTGAAAGTGAATTATCAACGCCGCCAAGATGGGCGTTCCGCGTAAAATGCACAAACCCGCCGCCGCCGCCCGATCCCCCGTTCAAATACGAGTGCAATCCGGTTGGATCGACGTAAACAGCGTTTTCCAAATAGCTTGCCACGTTTTGTTGAGCCAAGCACACGCCGCCCATGTTAACCTGTGCCCCCAAGTTGGGGTCTTGCCGATCTGGCGGGCACCCGGTTACGAGGATTGGTATCCTTTCCGCAGTTGGAATGTTTGCTCTTACCTCGCCAAACGTGCCAATAATGTTGTTCTGGTATTGGGTCTGCGTCGTACTTCCGTCATTCTCTCCGTGGTTCCAATCAACGGAGAGCATACGGCTGTTAGTTCCCAGTGCTAGAGCCGCATTTATTTGCCCATAAAAAGTCCCGCTGCCATTATCTGTCGTCGCCCCTAAAGCTAATCGACTTCCGGTAGTTGCCCAATAGTTTTGAAACGCAGTACCCGCCTGTGCGCAGCCCACGAGCAATAGATTGCAGTCCGGGCGTATCTTTCCGCGTGACATTAAATTTTGGAAAAACTTAACGCTTGAACCAACCCGATTGGCGGACATGCCCTGATTGCCGTTTGCGCCTTGCTCCATCAGCGCGGAAGTGGCTAACCGGGGAGTGCCGGGGTTTGCCCGGTCAAACATATAGACACCGGCAAGCGTAGCGTTATCAAGCGTGGCATCTAGTGTTGCGCCAGAACCGGCGTTGCTGTCGCCCCCGATGGCACCAATCAAGAACGTAGTCATCGGGTCAAGACCATCTTAGACGCCCCACTTAGAATGCAGGTACGTCCCGATCTGGGTTAAGTCACCGCTCGAAAGCGTTCCAGTTCCAACAATTATTTCTGCAATGTCTCCTGCGAGGGCATTGCCGCCTGTTCCGCCTTGGCCAATCATTAACGTGCCGGGGCCAGTCAGGTTGCCAGTGCCACGCGCTAAAGATGTTCCGGCTTCCAATGTTCCGCTGCCGTTGCCTGTATAAGCCGTGACGTTGGTTGCATCCAGTACGCTACCCATCGCTTGCCACGTATTCTGTGCTGGTGCATAGCTGGCGTTGTTAACGGCAAAGCCACCATTATGATAAATTTTTGACTGCGCGGCGGTCACAAAGTAAATCAGTTGTACCGAGGCTGCTACCGTGTCAGAAGTTGTCGCGTTGCCTTCATAAGTAACTGCAATGGAATTAGCAGGTGACGCCGCGGAGTTGCGCATAACGCCAAACGCCCATGCTGTCGCTCCGGCAAGGCTGATAGAAGAATTTTTTAACCCTTGGTTGGTAACGGCTTGCCAGTTTGTAGTAGCCAGCGAATTAAGAGGATTGTCGTCATAGACCGGAGAAGTAGTTACGCCCGCATTATATTTTGAAAGATCGAAGTGATTACTGGTTTGATCCGCCCATGCCGTGATTTCGGAGCCTACCCCGACGCTACGACTGACGCCGACATCGCCCATGTACCAAGCGGCAAGTCCAGTCAACGAAGCCGGGGTCCAAGCGCCTCCTGACGTTACGAAGGACGTTGCCGCACCAACCACCGCGCTATTGTTTCCGGCCACGTCCGTATGCAGGAAGTAGGCAAAGTAAGTAAGCCCGGTCGTCAAGCCTGTTGCTGTTATTGTCGGCTGCGCTCCTGACCCGGTTACAGTCGGGCTGCCTGCGGCCCCGGTTAGACCGCCAGAGTGATCGTGCCCGGCCTTTATCTGCGCCGCCGAAGGTGCGCCGCCGGTATCTGTTGTAACAATCCAATAGAGCGTGCCCGCGCTCTCGTTGGACGACACATTAAGCGTGCCAGAGGTAGCGCCCGCGACAACGGACGTTGCACTAGAAAGTGTCGGCGCGGTGATGTCAGTTTGCGACCATGAAACAGTCGAGACATTGGACTGATTTCCTGCCGCGTCCTCGTGCATGAAATACACGTCATAAGTCACGGCGCCATTTGCTCCGCTTAGCCCTGTTGCCGTCAGAGAGTTGGCGCCAGAAGCGGAGATAGATAGCGGAGACGTATGGTTGTCTGCGACTGCGGTGGTGCTCCCGTCATTCTGGCCAAGCTTGATCTGCGCTTTGCTTGGCGGCGTGGCAGAAGTGGTAACAACATAATAAAGATGCCCATCAGCCCCGCTTGTAGTGACCCCGATAGTGGCCGTTGTCTGAGCAAGTTCAACACCGCTTGGGGCCGAAAGTGTCGGCGCCACCGTCTCAATTACGAGCACAAGCGCAGTTGACCACGCACTGTTACTGCTGCCGCTCGAATGCCGCGCCGTCAGTGAATGAGTACCGGCAGACAAAGCCGAAAGCCCCATCGCTATCGCGCTTAGCCCGGCTTCTCCCGAAGTAATCGTATGTGGCCCAAAGATTATCGTGCCGCCGTCTTTGATCGTGACCACGTCTCCAACCAACGGGACCGTGCCAAAGACGAAGTCAATCGTCGGCGTCGTGATGCCGGTGATATTATCGGTCGGCGAGAAGCCAGTGTCTGAGGCGGCCTCAAGAACGAGCGATGGCGTTAGCGGATAGCTGCTCGCCGCAGAAACCGTGATGGTAAACGGCGAACTGACTGCGTATGCTCCATTAGCATCCGTAACCGTTATGGTAATGCCCACATCAGTCTCCACGCTCGTCGGTGTGCCGGTAATGATCCCCGTGCTTGAACTAATCGACGCCCAAGACGGTAGGGACGCTGCCGAATAGGTGTATGGGGCCGTGCCGCTAGAAGTTGATGGTGTTGCGCCGGTATAGGCGGATGACTGCGTTGCGGTCACGAAAGGCGAGTAACTTAACGTCGTCTCGGTAACAGTCGCGGTCGCACTCGACGTGACGCTCGCACTGCCGATGCTGTTCGTTGCCGTGACAGTGCAGGTAATGGCCGAGCCAACGTCGGCGGTCCGCAAGACATAGGTCGCGCCGATCGCACCCCCGATGCTCGAACCGGCGCTCTTCCACTGATAGGCATAGGTCGGCGCCGGATTTCCAGTCCACGTTCCATTCGATACCGTCAACGTATCCGGTAGAATTGCCGAACCACTGATCGCGGGCGCAACTGAATTCGTAGGCACCTTGGTAACGAGAATCGGCGAAACAAGATTGGCGGGGATCGGCGTCGTACCAGTGACCGAAATCGTGACCGTGATCATCGGGTGCGTAGCCGCGACGAGGTCCGTATTATTGTTTACTTCGATAATGCCAGTGCTGGAATCAATCTTGAAGGTGGTATCGGCATCGAAGATTGCCCACACGGGCGTCCCGGTATAGGAACCGGAGAGCGAAGCGGTGCCGACAACGGTATTATTTGCCGACCCGTCTGGAATAGTGGCCGCCGAAAGGGCAATGGCGCCGGCGCCGGCGAATCGCCCTTTCCGCCACATCAGAATGCCTGGGCCAAACATTAGTAGAGCGCCAAGACTGTCGCGGTCGTGCCGGTAGCCTTCACCCGACGAATGGAAATGGGGATGATAGTCCCGGCGAGGTAACCGGTCCTTGTAATTGCGCCGGCGTCCGGATCGGTTGCCGCAATACAGACAATGTTGCCTCCGACCAAAACCTCCAGGGCCCTGCAGGAACCGCCTGGAAGATCTACGTTATCATTTGGGGTCACCGCAATCTGAGAGACTGCTGATGCGTCTGGATACATAACACCCATTGGAATTTTCCTTCAGGTTGAGGGCTGATCAATCGCGAATGACACGCACTTCGACCCAGGTCTCGGTCTCCAGCTCAAATTCGAAATTCTTGTTTCCCCCGGCGATGCGGCCGCCATCGACAATCACTTCTGCTTCTGCCGCTTGCACGGCATACTTTCCGGCGGGCAGCCTCATACGCACACAATGTGAGCTCGACGATTTGACCGGTTGTCGCGCCGGCTCCCGAGCTGCGACAACCGCGCGTTTATTTTTCGACATTTGAGAGCCTCTATAAATAGCAAAACCCCGCGCAGTTTCCCGCGCGGGGCTCATTTCTCAAAAACGATCAGGCTCGATCAGTCGCCGGAGGTCCGCTTGCCGCTCTGCAGCGCGCCTGGCATCGTGCAGACTGCGAGCGGATACGAGAACGTCTCGCAGTCGGCCCACATGTCGCGCTTCTCGTCGAGAACCATCCAGGAATAAGTCGGCATGCCGAGAGTATTAACAAACTCGAACTTCGGCGCCGGCGCGTAGGCCATCTGGAAGATGCCTGCTCCAACGGGGAAGAACTTGGCACGGGTCGAAGGAATGCCGACAAGGGGCGTATCCGTGGTGTCGCCGTCGTCTGTCGAACGATAGTTGAACCAGGTGATGCTGCCGAAGTCGAAGGTCTCCCAGGCGTTGCCGGTGCGCAGATCGGCGGCCGCCATCCAGTTCAGGTAGGTCTGGCGGACTTCCGGGTGCGCCGTGAAGGCGTCCCAGAACTTGTCGCCGCAGGCCGCCATGATCCTGATGTTGGAGCCGCCGACGCCCAGCAGTTTACGGGTGATGTGCCGCACGGTCGTGTTGCTCAGCGCCCGCAGCGAGCCGCCGACCGGGTTGGAGTTCAGCAGGTCCCAGTTGACTTCCCCGGCCTGCGCCTGGCTGAATTCGGCGTTCCAGTCATAGATCGTCGAACCGTCGGCATCCTTGAGCACGCCTTGGATGACACCGAGCCGCCAGTTTTCCTTGGTGAGCTCGATGTCGTTCTTGATGAGCAACTGGCGACGGGCCAACTCAGTCATCAGCGTCTTCATTTCCGTTTCAGATCCGAAGGCGCGGATGTTCTGCAGCTCGTCCGCCATGATGCGGGAGCCCTCGCCCAAAGTCTTTGTCTTGAACGAGCGCGCGCCGCGCTGTTCGGCGCCGCGGACTTTCGGAGGCGCCGCACGTTCCGTGGTCTGGATCAGAGCGGGCGAATTCGAACGCTCTTCAATCCACACAGCCGTGGTACGCACAGGCGCGTCGGTGAATAGGCCGGGGATCGTGCCGAGGAATTGCGGGATGAAACCCAGCTTGTCCACGGCGGTAGTGAGCGAGACGGCAGAGAAGGCGTCCGCCCGGAATGCATCCATTGTGATCATTGCAGGTCTCCTGAGGTCGGACGGTTTTCGCCGACGCGGTTAAGTTTGCGAACGCAAAACTCAGCGAACGATGATGTGCTGTTTCTCAAGCTGGCGGATGGCGTCGGCGAGCTGCGGAGCGGTGATGCCGGACGGCCAGGTGAGATCGACACCGCGCACTTCGGCATCACGCGTAATCACGACAGCGGCGCCGAGATTGGACGCGTCGGTCGTTACGTTCTGCCAGATGATGCCGAAAGGTCGCTGCGTGCCGTCGGTATTGGCCACGACGAACGCCGCAATCTGAGAGTTGCCTTCCGAGATGCCAACCGTGACCGAGAAGGCATCGCCGATAGCGAAGTCGGTCGCTCCATCCGCGATGACAAACTTGATCTGGTTGTTGAAGGTGGCGGCAACCGCGACGCGGCCGATCTCGATGCCGTCGGGATCGAGCACCTGAAATTCACCGCTGTTGGTGGCGACCAGATCGTTGATCACGCGATAGACGCCGTTCTTCGCACCGGCACCGACAGGCGCGGTAGCGTCGATCGTGAACACGCCGTTACCGGTATTGCCGGCATCCGCGGCGACGCTCGATGTGGCGTTCGCTATAACGGCGGTCCTGCCAACTACCTGGCCGGCGACGAGGGTTTGCGAAAGCGCGACGACAAACTGATCACGCGAGCGGCGCATGTTGGCTTCACTTACCATGAAGCCGCCGGCGTGCCTGGACTCGGTCTGGACGATACCTGTGGTCATGGATTGTCTCCCTTAAATGACCGCTGAATCATGACGACGGATTGGAAAGGCCAGCAGATCGGCTCCGTCGTCGGACGGCCGGCGGCTGTTGCTTGACGTTAAAGGCGACTAGCGCTTGGCGTTCTGCGGCTGCTTGGCGTTCTGCTCGGCCACAACCTGGTCCCAGGCCGCGGCGACGTTCGCCTCTGCGGAGCCGGCCGGCTTTGCGGTTGCATCGACCGCGGTCGCGTTGGCCTGGTCGGCCGCTTTCTTGGCGAGTACCTCGCGCACCGTCGCGAGTGGAGCCTTGGCCGCGATGAAGGTCTTTGCCTCTACCAGCGAGACCTTGGCGATGGTGCATAGATCCATTGTCTCGGCCGCCATTTCAATCGTGTAGCCGGCTGACTTCGAATTCGGATCAACTGGCAAGCCGTCCTCACCGCCGTCGACGGGCATGATCTGGCCGCAGGTCTGGCACTTCTCGCCAGGAGCCGGAGGCTTCGGAAGATTTAAAGCTGGCTTCGGGGTATCCGCGACGGCTTTAGCGGTGCCATCCGCAACTGCAGGCGAAGCGGGATCCGCAGCGGCCGAGGCGGTCGATGTGCCAGCCGCGATCGCAGCCGGTGATGCGGTCGACTTCAATTGATCCTTGATCGACATTTCTAGGTCTCCATTTTGAGCGGCGCTCGCCGCCATTGATGTTGACAAACTCTTGTTCACTTGAGCGGTAAGCGCTGCGAGCGCGTCGTCGAATGTCATGACTTCGTCCGCAAGCTTTTTCGTCACCGCATCGCTGTCTGAATAAATATCCGCCTCGGTCGACAGCGCGTCCTTCACTGATATGCGGCCTTGCCGTCCGACCAGTCCCGCAAATTCCTGCCGGCAGTGATCGGCATCGGCCTGAAACGAATCTCTTGCGGCATTCGACAACGGCGCGTGCGCCCAACCGTCGATCTTGCGCGCACCCGAAAATATTGCCGTGTAACTGAGACCCATCGCCTCGTCCTGTACCGACTGATCGACATGGATCATGACGCAGCCGATCGAACCGACTTGCCCAAGTCGGGGAAGAAGCAACCGCGAGGCAGATCTCGCAATGCCATAAGCCGCCGACGCGGCGAAGGTATTGGCAACAGCCCAGATCGGCTTGACGTCGCGGCAGGCGATGATCTTGTCGCAAATGTCGAGCATGCCGGCGGCTTCACCGCCCGGGCTGTCGACGTCGAGCATGACGCCGCGCACACGAAAGTCCTTCATCACGCTGTCGAGCGTGACGTCCAATGCGTCGTAAGTTGACCAGCCGCAGGCCGCCGCCAACCAGTCGAACCGACGCGACAGCACGCCGGCGATCGAGACGACGGCGATACCGTCTTGCGTGAGCCCGTATTCAACCATTCCATCGGAGCTGCGGACCATTTCGGCGCCGGCAACCGTCGAAAGGCGCTCACGTCGAATCTTGTTCGACTTCTTGCCTTCCTTGCCGGCGAGACGTTCACCCGACAGCACTCGACGCCCAGCCGGACCGTCGATGATGGCCCGTAGCGCAAACGGCTCGATCGCGTGAGCGTGATTGAATAGCCGCTCGGCAACGTGCGGATAGGCAATGGGCATGAAGTCTCTCAGGCTATGGCTTGCGCGGCTTTGGCTTTGGCGGAACGGTTTTCTTGGCCGGCCCCGGAGGCGGAGGCACCGGTTGCCCCGGAGGCGTTTCAGGCACCGGTTCGTTTTGCGCTTCGTCGGCGAGCGATTCATCCGGGGGCGCAGATGCCAGTTCGGTGCGTAGGCTCGCGATGCCGAAGAAATTCAAGCCCATACGATCGGCGCGTGCCATATCGTCGGCGATGCGTTGGTCGACTTCGGCTGCGTCGTAACCTTCTTCCTCGATGACCTGGCTGCGCGCCTTGAAACCGGCGTCGACCGCGAGAACTTCCGCCTGCCTGTCTTTCAACGGATCGATCCACATCCAGCGTGGCGGGATCCAGGCCATCTCCAGGTAGTCTTGCGGATTGTCCGCGTAGCCGTCGAAGTCGAGCGCGCCGGCGATGTGTGCAGAATCCATGAACGCGCGGAAAATCGGCATGCATAACTGAAAGACGATGATGCCGTGCTGTAGTGCCTCGGCGCGCCGGCGCGCTTCGATCATGGCAGCGCGTTGGTTGCCGTAGTTTGCCTTCACCATGTCGCCGGTCACGCCGGCATAGGGCAGCCCAAGTCCGGCGCAGACGCGCGCGAGCGTGCGATATTGAAACGGCTCATAAGACTGCCCGCTGTCGGCTGGCGCCGCGACGGTAACGTCTTCGCCCGGCAACAGCACATGCGCGGAGCCAGGCTCGAGCTTGACGTCGGAGCTGCCATCTGCTTCCGGCGCCCCCGGCGCACCGGGCGTCGTTTTACGGTCAAAAAATTCGCCGTCCGGATCCGGGCGCTTGATGAAGATCGAAAACAGCGCCGCGGTCTTTTTGCGCTCGAGCTCGGCGTCGTCATAGAGATCGAGCATCCACAGTGTGATGATCGCCGGTGTCAATCGCGAAAGGCCGCGGATCTGTCCGCCCTCCAGCGGATCAAAGATGTGCAGGATCTGCGAGGCCGGGATGCGCACGCGCTCGCCGAATTTAGGCGCCAGCGTGATATCACCGGGATTGACCCGCCAGAAATGATAGGCGACGCGGCGGCCAATCTTATCAAACTCGATGCCCTGGCGAATCCAGTTGCCGTTATCAAGCGGCATCGTCAGCCAGAGAGGCAGTTGCTCCGAAGGATAGAGCTCGAGCTGAAGCGGGATCGAAAGTCCGTCCGAAAGATAGCGCGGCCGCAGACGAACGAAGATTTCTCCTGCGATGAATAGCTCGCGCGCAACACGCTTCTGGATCCCATAGAAATCCGTGATCCCTTCGGCATCGGCTTCATCGGTCCAGCGTGCCCAAAGCGCGTGCACGTCTTTTTTTTGCGACGCCGCAGTGGAGGCGCGTTTTTTGGCAGCCTCAGGATCATCTGCCGCGTCCGGTCCGTCTTCGGCCAGCGGCGATTTCCAGCTCGGCGTGATGCCGGCGCCGATCAGATTCGACGCAAAACACTCGACCGCGCTGAAGGCATAGCCATTATTGCGTGCCAGGAAGCGTGCACGGGCCAGCGTATTTGGGCCCGATTGGTTGATCAGCGTGTTGACGTGAACGCGCGACGGGATCCAGCTGCCGAGGCGGCGGCCCATGCGGCCGGATTCGAGCCCGACACCGTCGTGAAAACCGCTCCATGCGCCCATCGCGGCGCCGCGAACGCTGCGTGCAAGCCGCTCTAGCATCGGTTAAAGCGCCTTGTGCGAATGAAATCGGTAAGTCCGCGTGATCGGAGCGCCGGTTAGCCCCGCGATATCGCTTTCCACGTCCTTGATCGCCGACTGGATCTCCACGATCGTGCGGTATTTCGTGGTGCGACCCGCGTAGCTGACTTCCGAGCGGCCATTGGTGAGCGCCGTCTTCAGCGCATCGAGCCGGCCTTGCAGCGTAGGAAGGTCAGCGGGCATTTTTTCTCAATCCATGTAGCTCGAGCGGCTCGAGCGGCGGCCTCGCGGGGCGACTGCGGGCCTTGCTGCGCCTGGTGGTGAACTCGCGGCAGCCGGTTGCGGTAAACTTTGCGAGAACAGCGGCGCATCGAACAATTCTGGCTGCGAGGCCAACGGCGGCGTTTCGCGTTCGGCTTCGATCTTGGCCCAGATCGCGTCGGGCAAGCCGCGGATGCCATATTTGATCGCGGCAGCTTCCGCCTGCAGCATCGTATCGAGCGCCTCGTTCGCCTGGCTCTCGTCCTTGGTCCAGCGATAGACGATGAAGCCGTGCCGTTTTTCAGGAGTGCGGCGCTCGGCCGTCAGCTGCCGATAATATTCATCATCGAGGCCGGAAGGAAACGCGATGTGGCCTTGCGCGAGCGCGTCTTCCTTGGCGAGGTTACGGTAGAGCGCCATTTTCAGCACCGAGGTGCCGAAGTTGAAAAACCGCTTGGCATACTTGAGCAGCTTGCCGGTTTTTTCGTTGCGCTCCTTGCGCACGCGAGCCAGCAGCGGCGCTGAATCAGCTCCCAGGCCGCGCACCATGATCAGAAGCGAGGACGGATGCTTGCGCGCGAAGTCCCAAACGTCCTCGGTCCAGGCATTGCCGTCGATCGCGGCGAGATCGACTCCGATTTTTCGGCCCGACGCATTCGGCCAGGTCTGCTTGAGTAGGCCGCCCAGCCGTTCCTGGCAGATCTTATCGGAGATGTGCCCGGGGATAACGCCGTAATCGACGACGAAGCGGCGATGCTCCCTGCCCCAAGCCACCGACTGCCACTCGATGCGATCGTGCTGGCAGTCGATCCCAATCGTAACGATCAGCGCGCCAGCGGGAAGGTTGCCGCGCACGTAGGCCGACTGGCCGGCGCGATCGCGTATTTTTTCCCAGGGAGGGGCTTCGCTCGCGGCCTTGAAGGCCTTCCCGGCCGTGTCGTTGAGGAAGGTCTGCTCGGCCGCGGGGTCACCCTTGGCCTTTAGCCATTCGCGCGCGATACGCTCGAACGACTGAAGGAAGGAATAGGCCGACCAGATCCAGAACGATCGATGCTCGCGCTTGGCCGCTGGATTATGAGCGCGCCATTCCAGCTTCGAGAGGATGTCGCGGCGGTTATTCTCCTCGATAGTCGCGCCGCAGGCCTGGCAAGTGAAGTGCGCGTCTTCCGGCTTCTCCGGATCGAGCGCGGCAAGCATGTTCTCCCATTCGAGAACCTGCATATGCTGGCAATGCGGGCAAGGAACGTAAGGATATTCCTGACTCCCGGCCTCGAAACTCTTGGTGATCCGGCACCCGGGCAGCACCAGTGGCGTCGAGGATTTGAAGATCTTCGCAAACTCATGCGCGCGTGATCGGCTTTCCGCTTGTGCTTCCGGGTCGCCGGCAGGGTTCATCTCCCATTTCGAGAGATCATCCTGCACCTGGCGGCGCATCGAAACTTGCGAAAGCGACGACGGTGAATTTGCGCCCGAGATCAGGATGGCGCCGAGACCGTCGCGATGTTCCTTAAGCAAAACGCTATTCGCGCCGTCGCGTGACTTTTCCGGGAAGATCCCGGCCAGCACCGCGGTGCCCTTGAGCATCGGCGATAGCTTGAGCTTCGACCAGCGGCCCGCATTGTCGTCGGTCGGATGGACAACCAGAAAATCGCAGGGGTCCATCGCCATCGAGCCGCCGACGAAGATGTCGGCGATCACCGTCTTGCCGACCTGGGCCGATCCCTCCACGGTCACCACCCGGCAGGGATCGTCAGGCGAAAGCGCCCGCAGGATTTCAGGCAGATGTGGGAACAACGAGACGTTGAATGGTCCTGGGAACGGGCTCTCGCGCGCGGTGAAGATGATGTTTTCTTCAGCCCAGCGCAGATAATCAACCGGTGGTGGCGGCTCCCATGCGCGCGCCTGGGCTTCGAGCGCTAAGCGTTCCGCATTCGCAAGCTGAATCCCCACAGGTCACGCGATTTCCTTTTCCTCGAGCTCAACATCGACCATGATCGGAAGCACCTCGGCCTGCTCGCGGAACATCTTGGCGCCGGCGGTGCGGACCTTGCGCAATTCGGCATGCAAAAGGTGAAGCACGTCGCGTTGCGGGATCTGAAACTTGGCCGACAGCGCCGTCGCGATCTCAGAGAGTGACGCTTCGACGATTGTGATCGTCTGCGCGGCGATGGTGCCCATGCGGCGCGAGGTTTCCGCTGCGTCGGTGAAGCGGCCCGACCGCGTCGCTTCTTCCTCGGCTAATTTTCGGTTGGACCGCCTGAGCTGCTCGAGACGCTCGCGCTTGATGTGCTCGTCGATCGGGTCGGTGATCGGCAGTTCCGGCGCCTTGGCGCCATCGGTGACATCTGGCGCCAGCACCGGCGGTATATCGAGGTTGGTTTCCAGCCCGTTGCCGGCCCGCTGCTTGATGTCGAGCGAGCCTCGTAGCTGCTGGGTCGCAATCAAGACGTGGATCTGTGCGTTGCGGCCCTCTCCGACGATGGCGGGGCCCTTGATCTTGCGTTCCGCGATCCACTGCGACACGCGGCCGGGCGTGACGTTGCGCAGCGCCGCGAACTTCCCCTTTGAGACGATCTCCGAATGCGTTGCGGTCACGTCGCCCTCACCAACTTCAGGCGATGTTTAGGCCGCCTCTTTAGTTGTTTAGGCTCTAATTTCGCATCCAGACTGGTGCGAGGCCGGGGCGAGCGCACCCGTTTGAGGCTTCCTCAAAGAAGGACCCGTGACGCTGACTGGAAAGAGGGGCGACACCCGGTCAAGAATGCCGCCCAAGTCTAGGGAGGATCAAAGCAGACGGCGCGTGGTGCACGACGACTGCCCTACCCTATGCAACGACAAAGCCCGGCACGATGGCCGGGCTAAGTGGTGCTCGTCTCACATATCGTCGGCTTATTCGGCCTACCCGTGCGCCCTGGAAGGATTTGCCGCTACCTCCGACCCTCTGCCATTACAGCAGTTGCTCTGGCTCTGAGCTACAAGGCGTTCCCGACGAAACGCTGCACCGATAACAATATAGTCCCTACCCTATGAACGACAAAGCCCGGCACGATGGCCGGGCTTTATCTCGTGCGCCGCACGCCGCGTGGCCCAAGAGGTGGCTGCGGTGGTGGCTGACAGGGTGGCCAGAGGCGTGGTTAGTGAATAATGACGGCTTGGTTAAGGTGCTGCGGCTTGCTTTTCGACTTGCCAGACTTCGAGTTCGACCGGCGTCGCTCTTCCGAAGATGTTCACTGCTACCTTGATTCTCTCGCGCGGATCAAGGTCCTCGATCGCCATGTCCAGGCCTTTCTCGACAATACCAGGGAATGATGCAAACGGGCCATCGATCACCCTCACTTCATCGCCAATAGCGAACAACACGCGAACACTCTCCGATCCGGGCACCACGCCGCTGCATTCGTACTTCTTGATCTTCTGCAGATCGGTCTCGCGAATGCGCACCGGCACACCGCCTTCGCACCACATTCCGCCGATGCCGGCGAAGCGGGAAATCTCGCCCCAATCGTCGCCGCCGCGAAGGTTGACGAAGACATAGCGCGGGAACATCGGCATCTGTGTCGGCTTGAGGATCTCGATACCGGAAGCCCGCTGTGCGCGCGAGAGCTGACGGTACGGTACTTTGCGCAACTGCGTGATCTTCGGGTAGTAACTGGCGATCTTCATGCGTTCCAGCCAGTCGAGCGCGTATTGATCCGATTTACCGATCACGCAGGCAATATATAAAAATTCCTCGCCCTCGCCGCGCTTGCTATGGCGCCGGTCGATCGTAGCGGCGCGTGTCAATGCGGCTTCCGCCGACTCCCTAAAATCCCGATCGCTCATTCCCGCCATCGCGCTCTCCTTCAAAAGTCACTTACGCCAAGCTGGCTTCGGTGACATAATTTAATTAATCTTTTCAGACGGTTGGGCTTTTTTGGTCCGCATAATCCAGCGCCTCTATGTGTTGATCATCAACGCGCTTGCGTCCCACAATAAATTTATCAATGGCGCTTGTGTGCTTGAACCATTCAAGGCGCACGCGAAACGGCGCGAATTGACGGTGTAGCTGTTGCTCGGTCTCCCGGTCGCCGGGGATCACTAGATGAATTTTCAGTTCGTGCGGCGAGCTTGTCCGTAAGGATCGCAATCGAGCCGCAAGATTGGTTGTGTACCCGATCTTGATTAAGCTTTGGTCGTGATCCGTGCTAACAAAATAAATGCAAGGCTGTTCTTTATCGGTCTTATCAATCCGACCGAGGCCAGCAAGCATAGCTTTGTCAATCCATTTTTGGCGCTGCGCAGGATTGAGAATATTTTGTATACCTCCAAATCTTGGGGAAATGCTTCCAACAACATTTCAACCTCTGTTGGTTCTTCGCTCTCCCAAGCTTCAGCAATTTCATCCACGCGCTCTTGAATTTTAAGGCGGGTGAGTTCGGCTTTCGCTTTCTTTAATATTCTTTTGCGTTCCGTCATTTTTGGTATGTAGCGCAGAACGTCAGAATCAAAACATATGATCCAATCGGCGGGAAGTGCCCACGTTACTAGGCCTCTGTCGTCTAGTTCTTTAACAAGAGCTTCGAAGGCCCCTTGCGTGCCATCAGCTTTACTCATGACGATCGTCCTTTCCTGCTGTCGCTTCGACGCTCCCAATTCGGGAGCTACTCGGGAGTCACAAACGCGAGCCTCTCGATCAGGTTTCATCCTCTAAGCAAATAAAAAACTGAGTCTTTTGAGTCACTTAATATAATTTGGGAGGATGGGAGAGCTATGTAGAGCTATCCGCTCATGCACGCGCACGTGCGCGGGCGCGTGAGTCACAGTCATGCACAAAACACTCCCAACGAATCAAAGTCCTCCCGTCGCCAACAATTTCAACTACTTGCCACCATGCCGCAGACTCCCTGTTTTGGGAGCCTGGGAGCACTCACACCTCTCAAAACACAATCTCATCGTCGTCTCCCGCCGCGCGGGGCGGCGCGGCCGTGCCGTTTTGCGCCCGCGGCTTGCCCTCGTGATCGAGGAAATCGTTGATCGAGCTTGTGAGCTTGAGCCCGAGCCAGAACATCACGCTCGACTTCGTCTCCTTGAAGCCGCGGTCGATCATGGCGTCGTGAAAACCCTTCGTTCTCCATTCACTTCCACCGCCAGCGCGCGCCCAGGCGTTATGCACCTCGAGAATCTGACTCGATTGCGTGCGGCTTGGAGGGATGGTGCCGGGTTCATCGATCGTGCAGTTGTATTCCAGGAAGCGGCCGAGCTGATCGCTGTCGCGCCGATATTCGGCCGTCGCCGCCTTCACCGTCTCCGGCAGTTCGAGCCCTTTCTCCATCCAGCGCGCGAGCCCATCGAGTAGCCAGTTGAGAATGCCGGTGCCTTCCGCCTGCAACTTGTCGCCGAGCTTGATGTCCCGTTCTTCCGGTTTGATGAAAACTGACCAAGGCACGTAGGTGACGCGTGACCAGATGCCTTCGTCGCCGCCCTTGATCTTGGGCCGGTGATTGCCGGAGATCGTCAGCTTGTATTGTGGGATATAGGTGAAGAACGGCCGATTGAGATGGCGCGCGTCGATCGGGTCTTGCCCGGTGACCAGCTTGATTAGAGCCTCATCGAGACGCGCGCCTTCTTTCGGCTCGCTAGTGCGTAGGCCGCGGATACCAGGCAGCTTGGCCAGCTCCGGCGTCGCCTGGCCGGCCGAGCGCGAGCGCGCCTCGATGGTGAAGGTTTCGATGCCGGTCGAGCCGGCATAGTCGCCGAGCACAAAATTGGTCGCGGTCTCGAACACTCCCTTGCCGTTGCGACCGCCGCCGAGGAACAGGCAGACCCGCGCCTCGCCGGTGTCGCCGGTCATCTGGTAGCCCTTCCATTCCTGCAGGAAGCTGCGCATGGCCGCTTCCGGCTGCACCTTGTCGAGGAATGCAAGAAACTTCGGTGCGCCCTCGCCGGGCCGGAATTCTACCGGGGCGAGACGGGTCATGAAATCGCGCGGATCGTGCGGCTTAAACTTGATATAGTCTCCCGTCTCCTGCCACATCTCGTGGCCGCCGATCGAGGGATCGGCGGCAACATCCCAAACACGGCGGAACACCAGCGTGCCGTTGAGCACGTTGAAGGCGAACAGATCGGCATCGAGTTGGTTTTGCTCGACGCCGAGATAGGCGCTGGCGTGGCGCGAGATCGGCACCATCTTCGAATTGGCTTCCGACGAGCGGCCCCATGTTTTGAGTGCGCTGGCGAGCATCGTCAGACTGAAGATGTGCTCGCTCAGCTTTTTCAGATCGGGTGGTTTTTTGCCCTTGCCAGCCTCGGCGTCGACAACGACTCCATCGACCGCCGCCAGCCGCGGACCGCGTTTGCCTTTGGCCTTTTTCGTAGCTTGCTTCACCGCCTTGCGCGCCAGTGCCGCGGCGTCCGGGTGTGCCTTCTCCAGTCGGCCGGCTTCCTGCAGGCAGGCCTTGGCCTCTTCCTGGATGCCTCGCACGCACAGGTGCTCGAATAGCTTGACCTTGGCCGTGGCGCCGGTTGCCGACCAGCGGCGGCCATCCCACCATAGCCAACCACCTTCGCTACGCGATGCGCCCGGCAACGTCTCGCAATAGAGCAGCTGGCCGCGATAGCGCTCGCGGAAGCGCTCGACATTGCCCAAGTCAGTGCGCGGCAGCCATGCCAACCGCAAGTTCAATGTGTGTGGGTCTTCATCGTCGGGCGGCGCAGGCGGCGTTGCTCCACGGTCTTTCTCACCCGGGACCGATTTCGGCGACCCTCCCATTTGGGAGCGATGCTGTTTTTTTGCCGTCGGCAAAACAAACGCGGAAGAAACGGCCGCAGACGCAACAGCATGTACCGCCGGCGCCTGTGCGCCGTCGATGATCGTTAGGATCTGACTGATGGCGTCTGGACGATCGGTCACGCGGCCTCGCGGAGCAAATCGTCAAAATCCTTGCCGTCCGGTGACCATGCAGCGACGATCTCGAGGCCGGGCCGCGCATAGCGAGCAGCTGCACGCGCCAGCACGCACTCGGTGGAAAACCGGTCCGATGTTGAATCGGCGAGCAGCACAAGGCGGGAGACGCTGAGAGGGATTGAGATCGCTACCGCCGTCATGTCAGGTGCCGGGCCCGGCACGCGCTGCACGCGGCCCGTGGGCGTCTTGAGCGATGGATGCGGCACAAGGCCGGCGTGCTTGCCGCCGAGGTTGCCGAGGTTCATCGCACTCCAGAACGCGGTGACGCCGAGATCGCGGCCGGAGGCCGCGTAAGCCGACCAGATTGCCAATACCTTCTCGGTGCCCTCGCCCAGCACCAGCTCGCGCGGATCCTTGGCGTTGGTGAGATCAATGTGGCCGCCCTTCATCGAGCCGCGCACTTTCTTGGACTCGAGCGCCCCCCCGGTCTTGTCGTCGTCCAGGCGCGCTTTGCCCTTGGGCTGATCGAGATCCAAGAAAGTCATGTGCACGCCGGCGAAATGACCGTCGCGCTGGATCTGGCCGAGCAGCGCCGGCCCGGTATGGATCAGGCGAGCTCGAGGTCTGTCCTGCACATAGAACCTGCAGGCCGGATCGAAGCGCAGCCAGACATTGTCGGGGAAATCGACTTTGCGCACCTCGCGCAGATACCGCCGTCCGATCTCGGCCGCGGGATCCGATAGAGGCACGGCGTATTTGTAATAGAGATCATAAGCGCGCCGGCGCTCAGCATCTCGCCACTCGTTGCGTTCGGCTTCACTTGCGACAAGCAGATCGCCGGCAGGCGGCGCCGCGGCCGCGGTTTCATCAGCGCTCGGCCGCCGCGCACCACCCAGCAGTTCGACGGCCTTGCGGAAATCCTTCTCCGGATCCAGCCCGTGCTTAAGCGCGATAAGCTTGATGACGTCGCCGCCATCGCTGCAGGTGACACAGACCCAGCCCTCAGCGCCGCATTCAAAGCTTGTGCTATCGCGTGCCTGCGGATTCTGCGAATGCAGTGGGCAAGGTCCTGTGAAGCCCTGCGCGCCGTATTTCGAGGATCCGTGACGCAGCGTAACCCATTGTGCCGCCACCTGGTGGCAGGGGTGATCATGCTTGAGCGCGGAGATTTCGGCGGCGGAAAGCAGACTCATCAGCGCCTCCGCATCGGTAGCTCACCCGCGTCCTGACAGTCAGGACAAAAATGCCTCCACTCGACAACGACCTTGCGCGGCTTCCAGTGTGCGCGATGCAGCATGTTTTGCGCGCTTTCGAAGTTCGACGTGTGCGTCTCGATGAATTCGCCGCAACTCGGGCCATCGCAGTGGAACACGATATCGCCGTGGTCATAATCGATCATGGCCGGCCTCACTTCTTCCCGTTCAAGATTGCCTTGATCGCGGCATCGCCGGCGCAGCGCTCTACCAGGCGCAGCACCGCGTTGATCTCGGCGCCACGCCGCCGCATTGGCGCAAGGTCGACCGGCTTGCCTTCCGCCTTCCATTCGGCCATCGCGATCATCCAGGCCTCGGAACTCGACGCCTCGCTCGCCATTCGCGCGCGCAAGTGATCAAACGTGATCGGATTGCAGGTTGGTGCCGCTTCCGCTTCCGGCCATTCGAAGCCGCAGCGCTCGCACACCATCAGGCCGCCGGCTTCAGCGGCTTTGCAGGTGCTCGGGCGCTCTGACGTCTGAACGTCATCGGTTTTGCTCATGCGTGGCCTTCCCCATTGAGCTCGAGCACGACGTCGTGATGGCTGAATATCCTCTCAGCCGCGTGCAAATCAGCCGCCAGCTTGCGCGCAAAACGCGCCACGAACTTCTCGAGCATGGGATCAAGCGTGGCCGGGATCTCGACCCGCAGCATCCGGGTGGTAGGATCGCTCATGAGTTGTTGCCCTCACGCGGCAACGGGTGCCCACAGGCGGCAAACCAATCGCGGATCGCTTCGGCAAGGCGCTGTTGTCCAAACTCAATCGACGACACCGGTCGCGGCGTGCAATCGGCACCGGGCAAACGCGATCGCCAAAATGCGAGGAATTTACCGGCGTCATGCACGCGCACCTGGCCGAGCTCGTTGACGCCGAGCATGGCCTTGCAGCCGCCGGCGATCGGCACCATCACGATCGGCGCGAACGCATTGTCCGGCTCTTCGGAATCGTCCGACGGCGGGGAAATATAAGGTGCGCGCGCAGCGGTCATAGGCACTCGCCGATGATCTCGCGCGTGAGTGCGCCGGCCTTGTCATCGTCGATCTGCACCTCGCCGATCAGTGCGACGATCCACCAACGATCGCCTTTCCATTTCGGCGGAATGAAGGTGGCGTGCAGCGCGTGCTTGCTGCAGATTTTCAGCGGTCCTGGGATCGTCTCGACTTTGCTCGGCGCAACCGGCTCGCTCTTGCCGCCATTGCAGGCGCGGCCTTGCGCGTCAGATTTCCAGAAGCCGATCGTGGCGCCGGAGCGGCGCAGCGCGTCGAGCCTGGCCTGCGCATTTTGCGGCCACTTAGCCGCAAAATGGTCGACGCAGGCCAGCCAATATTCTTTCGAGCCGTAGCCGGAGCCGTCGCCGTAGCCGTAGCCGTCGCCGGAGCCGGAGCCGTAGCCGTAGCCGTCGCCGTAGCCGGAGCCGGAGCCGTCGCCGTAGCCGGAGCCGGAGCCGTCGCCGTAGCCGTAGCCGGAGCCGGCGCCGTAGCCGGAGTTAAGATCGGCCGGCACGGCGCCGCGCAAGAGCGCGACTTGTGTCGACTCTATTTCCATGGGGCGCTCTCCCAAACCTTAACGGCTTCGGGCAGCACGGTCGTCACCGAAGTGATGTCGCGCAGCTCAATATCGGCCGGAGGTCCGACACGCGATCCGCCGATCGGGCCGGTGGTGGCGAGCCCGATAAAACCTTTCACATCTTTCGCCCAATAGAGGCAGTTGCGCGCGGCGCGCAGATTGATGATCGCGCCGTCGGTTTTTGTTGCGTAGCCGAAGAACACGCCGCGATGCTGCGTTGTCACCAGCACGGAACGCTCTTGGCCGCTTTGCTTAGCCTGCTTTCCCATTTCCGTTCTCCACCCCTGAAAACCCGCGAGGTGCCGGGAAAAACTTCAGCGCGAGAAACGCGCCGATCTCGGTGAGCCGGAAGAACGGCCCCTCAAACGCTCCGCTCGGCGATTGCCGATACCAAATCTCGACCAGACTTCGACGCCACAGGTGGATCGACGGTCGCCGCATCCACTTCTGGAGTGTGATGCCGCGCGCGGTCGTGTCGCACTTGGCCAACGTCCGGAGCACCACGATGTGTTTATTATTCAGGCGCGCCGCGCTGGTCATGCTTTCACCTTGGCAAAGCGCGGAAGGTATTGCCGACAGCGATCCAGAAACATCGCCTTCGCCTGTGTCCAATGTTGTGGAACGATGATGTCGGGCAGCGGGCAGATGTCGCGATACTTATCCCAATTGGGGTGAGGCGTGCCGCGCATCAAATCGCGCCATTCGGTAACGAACATGATTTCGTCGTAGGCCTTGATTGTGGATTGAATCGCTGATGAAGGCGGCCAGATGAGCCCAGCAGATTCATGAATTGCGGCGTCCATTCGATAGGTCAGTAGTGCGAACGTGCCGAGAATTTCAGCGGACAATATTCCGAATTCAGCCGCCGCAATTTCCGCGATGGCCTTCTTTTTCGGGGTGGTGTCATCCTTCAATGCAAATTCAGGGCCATCATGAATGAGGAAATAACCAGCTAGCTCACGGCTTCCGGTGTCGGTGAAGGCCGCATCTGCACCGATGATGGAATGTTGCGCGACCGAATAGACGAAGCCACGCGTGGCCCCGTTGTATCGATTCTCTTTCGCCAGATGCTCGGCCACAACGTCGAAGTCGATATCCTCCGCACGCGGTGCGGTGAGATCGATGCCCTTTCCGTTGGAGAGGGTGAGGATGGTTGCGGCGGTCATGGATTGCATCCTTCGAGGCGCGCGAGATGGCCCACGCCTCCAAATCGAGGCTTGATGCTGACAAGACATTTGTCGGATTGAACCCGCTGGACGTAAGCGACGATATCCGCGCCATTATCGAAGGCTGCATCTTGTGAACAACCGCCAAGTGCCAAAGCAAAAATAATCAGAGTGAGAATGGTTGAAGCGCTCATGCCCGTTGCTTTCTGATTGTCTCGCTGCGTCCGGGAGACACCGCGCCGAGCATGAACAGCCGCGTCGAGGGGCCCAGCCTCTTCCGGCGCGGCCGGTGCGTCTGCATGGCGAGACGCGCGTCGGCGGCATCCTCGGCCTGGCAGATATCGACGATGAGCTTGAAGGTGGTGGCCTCGCCACGCTTGAATGCCGCGATCTCGCACTGGTTCATCGCCAGCACGCCGGGCGCCGCGCGGAACAAGCGCGGGATCGGATCGAGCGTGGTGAGGATGATGTGGCGGCCGAAGATGGTCATGTGAAGCGCAAAGCTCTCCCGTGGCGGGAAAACGTCCCGCGGCGACGCAATTACACTCGTCGTTGAAACCGTCAGCTGCGCCGGTTAAGGCGGCGGCCGTTCACGCTTGTCAGGCTCGCCGCAATCACACGGCAGTTCGTTGCGGATCACAGGTAGGATGAAAATCTGCGCTGGTTCAGTCGGCCGCGCCTGCACGCGCTGCGGCGCGTTATGAAAGCGGCGCACGCGCACCACGTTGTCGCCGACACGCCGATCGTGCCAAAAAGCCGTCATCATTCTGCGGCCTCCGCTGCGGGCGCGTTGCGATCCAGGAAGAAAGGGATTTTGAGCTGATCGGAATCGCCGGCGGGAACGGCGGCAGACTTGGCAGACTTTTCACCATTATCCGCCGGCGGCTCGGTGGGATCCGGCACATTGTCCGGCGGCCGAGCTCCGAGCTGCGCCGTCGCGTGCTCGAATTCTGCAATCCAGTGTTTGTCGATCGCCTTGTCGAGCGCGTCGTATTTCCCGAGCGGGAATTTCCAGGTTGCACCGCATTCGCAGTTGCCAATATGCGCGCCGCTGTCCTGGCTGCGCGTCATCGAGACAGTGTGACCGTTTTCCGATGGCCAGCCAAGCTCGTCGAGCGGCCAGGGATATTTCGCTTTGCGCTTGGGGCTCGCAGCCTTGGCGGATTTAGCGGACTCAGCCTTTGCTGGCGCGTCGAATTTTTCCGCCTGGTCGCCGTGGCAATCCCACTTTTCATTGCGGCCGCCGCGCGAGAAGATCTCGGCATAACGTGGCGCCGGGTGTACTGCCTCGAATTCGGCATAGAATTCGTCGGGCTTTTGCGAATTCTCGCGGCGCGGAGCCTGCAGAACGGTTGTCTGATTAGTCAACGTGAGCACCGGCTTGCCCAAGAGCCCAATGATGCAATGCTCGGTTTTGTCGCGGCGGACCTGACCGCGGCCGAATTTATCCTTGCACCATGTGACGATCGTCGAATGCTGGTCGATGCCGAGCGCATGCAAGAGCGCGAAGGCGTGCCGCATGTGATGATTGGTGACCCACAGGCCGACCGCGCAGTTTTCGGCGAGGATAGGCTTGACCTCTTCGGTCATAAACGCGCACAGCGCCTGGATCGACATCGCCGGATAAGGCCGCAGGCTGCGACCATTCGCGTCGATCGTTTCCTGGTCAGCCTCCGTTTCCTGCGGCCAGGGCGGATCGATTACGATCGCCTGATAGGGCCCTTTGCCGGGAAGCGGCGCCGGAGATTTCTTGATCGCATCGCCCTGCTGCATATTTTGCAGGCGTTTGAAAGGGCCATCGACGCGGCCCGTGCGGTTCATGTCGTCGCGTAGCTTGCCAAATCTCTTGGGATCCTGCTCGGCGGCGGCCTCGATCTTTTCTGCCTTGTCGAGCGAGCTGCGTTTCTTGCCGGTCATCGCGGCGGCGCGTTCGCGAACATTGAGTTTGTCGGTTGCGTTCGATTTCTTGCCGTGCGTTGTGCCTCCGTGTGCGCGCTGGCGATCCTTGGCGTGCTTTTTCAGCAGAACTTCGATCTCGCGCTTGATCGCAACGGCTTCCGATGGTGTGAAGTCCTTGCGGTGTGCGTTCTCGTCCCACTCACCAGCGACGATGGAATCGACGGTGATGACGTGCACCGGAATGGGCTGATCGCGGAAGTTGGATCTCGGATGCAGCCAGGCCTTGAGGCGGCGTTCGCCGGCGATCAGCTTGTCGTCGGTGGTGATCGCGATCGGCTGGATGATGGCGCCGCGCTCGTTATAGGAAAGCGCCAGCGCCTCGATGTCGCCGAATTCCTTGCGATGCCTCTTGCCGATCGTGATCTCGGCCGGCCAGCGGGTATGGATCGGCCGTATGGCAAGCGAAGGGTGTCTGCGCGGTTTTGCCTTGAGCGCAAAGCCTGCCGCCTTCAATGTTTTGAAGGTGTGTTTCGCGGGCTTTTTCTTGGCCGATGATTTTACTCGTTTGCTCATTTTCCTCACCTATACTGCCCCCCCCGGGCGACACGATCAGCGGGGATTGGCCGCAAGCGCTCGAACGCTTCGGCTAGATTTTCTTGCACCATCGGCAATAATGGCACCGTGACCACTAGCCAACATGCTTCGAGACTGCGATCGAGCGTGCACCGGCAGCGGCTTACATGCGCAAGACATTCGATCAGCATCGAGGCTTCCGCCCCGATCGGGTTGCCGCCTTCGATCATGAGGGCGCGCGCGTTGTCGACTTCGGTATCGAGATCGACAAGCTGATCCGGGGTGAGAACTACGGCATGGTCATCGATGATGGTCTCTGTGACTCCGATCAGCGCGGAGAGAACGTCGACGATGTGCTGGGCGTGGCTCATGTGGCTTTTCCCCCACCGATCGCGGATCCCGTCGAAATGCGCCGATGGCGCTCGCGCGGCGAAAGCTTGAGACCAAGCCGAGAGATCCGGCAGGCAACTGCGCAACGGGTTTTTCCGTGCATCATTCCGGCGATCGTCAACATGGAAATTCCAGCTGACCACTGTGCGCGCAAGAACGCGTCCTCGGCCTGCGTCCAGCGTGGGAGCTTCCCGTTGGCGATATTCTGGGCGTTGTTCATAGCGTTTGCGCTTTCACCTTCGGCGGCAGCGAAGTGGGGCATCCACTCCGCTGCCGTCTGGAGAGATTCAACAAGTGATGGTGAACGCGAGACGCTACAAAAACCGACACAACAAGCGGCGCGGGCGTAACTATTTCAGGCAAAGCTCAAGGGCCTGCACTTCAGTAAATCCCTCTTCGACATAGTTGAGATATGCCGCACGTCTAAACCTGGCGATCATCTTTTGATTTTCGATCAGCATATCGATGTTGCGACGAATGGTATCGCCAGCAGCGGCGATCTCGTTCTTGACGGGAAGGTCAACAACCCTCGGACCATCGGTCACGCCGTTCTCCTATTTAAAATCGCTGGTGATCTCAGCCATGACTTTGGCGATGACGATTGCGGGCGGGTTTTGCTCGCCGGACAGCCAATTCTTCGCCGCGCGCTCAGTCGCGTTCGCGAAGCTGGCGAGAATGAAGGCTGTCTTATTCGGCCAAAGCCCGCGTGCAGCGCGAGCGAAAGGTCTAGGGCAATCCGTTTCCCTGTGGGGCAATCGAATGCCCCGGTTTTCTGTGGAAACAATCGACGGCGCTTCCGATAGTGAACGCATGACAAGCTCCCATGGAACGCATTACAAACACGACTTCGTATGGCGCCGCGCGCGGTCATTGGTGAACCCCGGCGGCTGCAGCTTGGGCAGAAGATGGGCCCAGGAACTCATCGGCCGTAAGATCGATCCCGTTTTGGCGCGCGAACGTAAGAAGCGCCGAAATGTGATTTTGCGGGATGCGACCGTCGGTTCCACCCGCCGCGCGGGAACGCTGCCAACTAGAAACTCGCGTGCGGTGCACCGAAACGATCCTCGCGACCGCGTTCGGACCCCCCAATTTTCGGATAATCGTCTGTGCCGGCTCCATGGGTGGGGAGTTGTAGCGATTCGCGCTACTAATGCAAGTATCGAGTAGCGATTTCCACCACAGACGCCGTGTAGCGTCTCCCGCTACACTGAAAGAATGGGAATAAAGCCTTTGAGCCAATGGGTTGCAGCCGCGGTCACCAGAGCGGGCGGTCAGGCCCAACTGGCCCGGCTACTCACCAAGGAACTTCGGCGCGAGATCGACCGCGCCGCCGTTAACAAAATAGTCAAAGGCAGCCGCAACCTTCATGCCGACGAGATGCTGGCAATCGAGGCCGTTACAGGCCTGGTGGTGCCTTCACCAAATGCGCCGGTCATGGTGCCGATGTTTGATTGGATAAGCGCAGGAAAGCTCCGCGAGCCTCGCTCGCAAATTCCTGTGGAAGACGTTCCGTTACTCGCGTTCGCCGATCTTGGGCCTGGAGATTTTTTTGCTCTGACCGTTAAAGGTAACTCAATGGACAGACTTTCGCCGGAAGGCTCTGTCATCGTCGTTGATCGGCGCGACAAGACGCTTATTTCAGGGAAATGTTACGTGTTCGCGGTACGAGGCGAGACAACTTTCAAGCGGTGGAACCCGGGGCCGCCGGCCTACCTAGAGCCGGATTCAACCGAGCCGATGCACAAGCCGACCTTCGTTAAACGCCGCCGAGATCTGGAAGTCATCGGTCGCGTTCGGCGCACCGTGTTGGATCTTTGAAAAGGATTGCAAGATGTCACAGCCAGCAGCAACCATCCGCGGGATCTTCACTCCTGGCAGGATGATATTCACGGTTTTCTTTTGGGCATGGGGCATTGTGGGACTTTTCATCAACGGATTCAGCTTTTTGGGGTTAAGCGGAAGCATCGGACTCGGCACCTCGGCATATCTGTCAGCATCAATTTTGTTTTGGATCGGAGGAATGGTGTTATTTGGGTTAGGAACCTTGATCGTCCCCGGCAGCATGAATTTTGAACGGCCTGAATTGCCGAAAGAATGATTCCAACAATAGGGCATGGGCAGAAATTCAGCCTTGTTTCGGCGCGTAGCTTTATTCGCTACGTCTACTTGACAGCGTAGCGTTTTTCACTACATTCGCCCCTTACCGATTCAGGGAGGGGGCTATGCATCATCATCCATTCGGATTCACTTTCGACCAGGAGCGTGCCGCGGGGTTGCTCGGGAGCGCGCGCGAGCTCGGGATCGTCTCGGTAATTGCCACGCTACTTTCCGGCATTGCCGTCGCAATCTTCGCTCTTACACTTCTCATCGGGCCGGCCGACGCGAAAGTTTCCGATCCGCGCCATCCATCGTTTGAGCAGAATTCATTTTCAGCGCGATCACATAGAGCGCGCCGTGTTCATCGCCGCGCGCACCACGTTCACCACGCAGCACGGCATCACCGCAGGGACCGCGCCCCTTTCCTCGACGCCAACGGCAATCGGCCCGGGCTGATCACCGTCTCAACCGCCGCCGGCATCAACATCACATGCTCGTCCGGCTTCGCCAGCGAGGCGGCGGCGCTGATCGCCGACGCCGTGGCGCAGGGCATCAAGTTCCACCGGATAACTTGCTACAGCCGAGCGCGAACGCATGTCGCCAACTCAAACCATCGCTCCGGGAATGCCTTCGACAGCCTCCCCTCAATTCCGGCCCACCTTGTGCGAGCCCACGGCCTTCGGAGCGGCTTCGACTTCCGCGACTGCCAGCACGTCGACAACGCCAGAAACGTAGGCGGCATCGCCTATTGGAACCGCGTCAAGCACCACGGCCCTACGTTCACGGCTTCAGCCGAGCGCCGGCACCATCGCCACCGCGTGGCGATGATCGGGAGATAGTAAAATGTGGATGCTTATATTTTGGTTCTGCTCGATCTCGATCGCCTCATCATTCGGCTTTCTAATTGGCACATTGATGGCGAAGCGGAAGCCCATCGATACTAACGCGGTGGCGAACGCGAAGCGTCACGCTTTTATTGTCGGTTGGCGCGCGGCAGTTAGAAGCAAACCGCATCTGGTGCTGATCAGCCCGA